TAGTTAGACCAACCAGATTAGTCTGATCAAACGTGTCAAACTAGTCTAACAAGCTCTTCGGCTAAACAAAGGCACCCAGGCACCCAGGCACCCAGGCACCCAGGCACCCAGGCACCCAGGCACCGGGTTGAAACTCAACATCCCTCCGAAGCACTCCCTCAAACCCGTCTTCCAGGGGCACTGATACGCCTATGAGATTCTAAAAATCTCTCAACCTCTCCTAGCCTGGGTAACCCACTTTTTTTATCTATGATTAAACCAGGAGTGCATCGAGTGAAAAAACTCTTATTTTTATGTTATAATATAACTGAGAATCTTATTTAGCGTCATCGATAATCGAAAATACATTCTCATCATCGTCGGTGGTGAGGCGCTTCTTTTTACGCATTCCAGGAAGTCGTTTGATATCAACTTTTGATATCTGCCGCGCCAGGTCGTCAAGGTTGACTTTGTAGCGCCCCCGGCTGACCGGCCCCGCCCCGCCCCCGCCGAAAGAGGGTGAACCCTCCAGGGGTTCACTGCCTAAGGATTTCAAGAACTCATTGAGATGCAAAGCGTTGTAGTTGCGGATCAACTCATCCAGCACTTCCTCAACCCGGAGGTGATGATGTGCTGCAATAAGTGCCAGCAACTTGAGCTGTCCCTGGTCCAAGCGATTCCTGATGATCCTGAAGGGTTTTTCTTCCATTTTGACACGACGCGGAAAGGAGGTTGATAATAATAAGATTAACTAGGAAAAAATCGGCATCCCTTAAATAAAAAAATAAAAAAAACAAATAAAAGTAAGATTATTATTGTTATTCTTATTCTTATGTATATATGGTTTGGGGTAGGAGGCTATGTAGGTCTCCTACCCCTTGTTCGTGTTTAAAAATGGAATTTTGTAAGTGTTAGCTTGTTTGTGTTTGAGAAGGCTCGTAACATGCCGTGTAAGAAATGAAGCTGATAATTAATCCTTACGTGCGGGTGAGATTCTTTTTTAAAAAATGAAGCACATCATCATGTGTCGTTGCGGGCGCGTCATGTAGGGATTGTTTAACATCATCATTTTGAAAAAAGTATGTTTTTACCCCGCCTAAATCAAATAATTTCGACATTTCCATTTTTGCTTTTTGAGAAGAGAACAAGGTGTCTGAGTTTGCAGAGGTGCCCATGTGACCCGGAATAGAAAAAACGCCTACAGTATCAAGCTCTTGTGCTGGATACCGAGGCGTGTTACGATTATTCATTAGGCCAACTCCATTCATGTGGAAATGGTAATGCACGGTAATCTTCTCACACTCTAGGGTCGAAGTCAAGCGTTTATTTTCGGAAGTTCCATAACCAAAGAAGGAGTGTTACGCATGAAGATAGTAATCATCAGAAACTATGAAGATGTAGAAATAGAATTATATGATCTTCAATTTTGGAATAGACGACTATTTTGCAAAGGTGATATAGATAATAAAACTTATAAGTTTATTTCTACAGAAGGATTCGAAAATCTTCTTATCAAGATTGAAGAAGGTGAAGAGTATGAATTTAATCCTAAAGAAGATATTAAATATAAATTTGAACTTAACAGAAAATTCAATCCATATACTTCTGAATATGTGCCAGTGAGAAATGAGCTATCAGGTAATAATACTAGATCTTATTTTTCTAGATTGCAAATAAAAGCATATGTTAAAGTTTTAAATAAACCTAGGAAATATAGAGATAATATAGTTAATATCAAAGATAGAAAATTCAAAAGAATTACTTATGAAGATATAGATATAAGAACTGCGAAAACGATTAAGAAAAGAAAATATGTAAGTTTTTCAAGTAAGGATACAAATGTTACTTTACGCAAAGTAAAGTTTAAAACAGATGAGTTTATAGAGAGAAAATATATAAAACCTATTAAAGACGTAGGACCAAACGATTTTTCCGGTGATTACAAACTTATTCAATCATTAGGTCCATTAATCGATAACATGTTCTTCGAAACTGTTGATTTTGATTATCCAGAATTTGATTTATGGAAATATCAGAATAATGAAAACTATAGAATGATGAACTATTCTCACCAAAGAAATATTAAACCAAAACTTATAAAGATGAGCGGGGGAAATTTATTCTCATCTGATGATCCTCAAAAGATTATTCACGCTGTTCGCAAATCAGAAGATGAAAATAATGTTATCTCATATGAAGACTTCTTCAACACCAATATTCTCATAAAGATATTTGATTTTGATGCACCAACCCGTGGAGGTTCTACGTTCAGGAGGGTTTTGAAAGAAACTTGTGATAACTCAAATTATACTCGAATAAAGATGGTAATCGAATTTATTAGTTATCAGAAATACCTCAAGAAGATTATAGGTGAAAATGATAAATGGATTCACATTTTATTCGATACTTACAGAAGAAACCGCAAGTATGAGCTTCGGCACTTCTTTGAATATAAAATGCTTATAAAACCATGGCTGATCAGTGGGCGTAGCCGCCCCCTGGACCCCGAGTTCAAGGCGGCGAAGCGAGGGGGATTGTGGGGCCACAGATTCGTTCTACATAGTGAAATAACCCCCGGAGAGTTCACCCTAGCCTACTACCGCAACGACACCCCAGTTAATGAGCTAGAAACGCTTTTTCTTATAAATACAAAATTAACAGCAACACCTTTGTTTCATGTAAAATTACAATATGACTTTGATAAAAAAAGATTAATGATAGATGGATATGAAAATAAATATAAATTATCTCAAGATATTGTAAAATACACTAGTATCTCTCATTCTATTACTGTCAGTAATATTTTAGCAAACCTAGATAAGAATGGAAAGATAGAAATGAAATTATCAAAGACTAAAATGAGACTTTATATAGCCGCAGAAACATTAATTAATCTATATGATTTATTTGAAACATTTGGAAGTCATGTAGGTAAAGTTAGAGATAATCTGAAGTTAGAATATGTTCGAACTAAAGTCCTTAATGAAATATTTGAATTTGATTTTTACTCGATTACTAAAGTATTATCTTTACGATCAGGTTTACTTGAAATAAACGATCACCCATTAGATTTAAATGAAATTGCTGTAACTATCTATCAAGCTATTGATTTTATTGTTAAAATGAAAGATGAAGAATATAGCACTAAGACTCATTATAAAAATATGAAAGAACATGGAATTGATGTTAGTCATAAAAACAAAATGGGAGATAGAAGTGCTAAGATAAGAACTTGGTATAGTGATGCGAATAAGCTTATTCTATTTGCGTCTAACTTTCAACCGGACGAATATGTTCCAACTTTAAATGAATGGAGTGAAAATGCGAAGAATAGCATTGCTCTTACTAATAGTATCTTGTCGTAACCCCACTCCCACCACCGCAGTCCTTGTGCCTGTAGAAGTCAATATAAGCGAGATTGACGGCAAGCCAACAGGCCATTTCTTTAGGAGGTCACTTGTAATAGAACCAGGTAATCACACAATCACATTGCACATGGAAAGGGATCACAGGACGCATAAAGTAAAAACGAAGTTCATAGAGTTCAAGGCCGAGGCTGGTCATAAGTATCAACTCTACGAAGAAACACTCACAGATATCACGTCTAGGAGACGTAAACACAAAGAGGATGAGGAATGAGACAATTAGCGATTTTTGATCTGGATAATAATATACAAACATTGAGGCGTCATGAATTTGAGATAATAGTAGGATTGCCTATTTCACCAAATAGAGTTAATACTAATATTTTTACTTTAATGCTTTATATGATAATGGGTGGAGTTGATGTTGAAATCTTATCATCATCTTATTATTGTGAGCAAGATATTAAGCGTTGGATTTTAAAAAGAGTACCATCTCTTGAACATTATATAGATAGGGTGAGAATAATTACGTGCGACTATGAACAAGAGGCACAAGGCGAAGAATTTAAAAAAGAATATCTATATGGATTTTTATTAAATAAAACATATAATTTAATTGATGTCATTAGAGATACTGATATAATAACTTCGATTATTTTGAAAGAAGATAGCTATTATGATTTTTCAATAACAAAAACTAATGATTATCGTGATACAATCAAATATACAGAGGATTAATCATGATAATTACTGGAGAGGAGGTGCATAAATACATTTGTAAATATCAATATTCGTATTATGGACATTATCTACGTGCCATGAGACAAATCGGTATGGTTAGAGAGATAATAGAAGGTAATAGTATGAATGACGTAGCTTTTTATTATAATGTCACTAATCATACTATAAGCGAGCAGTTAGATATATTATTTCACAAGCTTATGTTTTGTTTAGGATATGGTAAAACATTTGAAGAATATCTTTCAGAGTTATCCAAACTTACTGACGAAGATATTTTAAAAATGGTTATAAGCAATTCTCATCAACGTGAACTTGGAAGATTAGGTAAACAACTCGAAACTATAACGTGGGAGGAAAAGTGACGGTAACTCACCTTGAAGTAGATCTATGTCCAAATTGTGGTGCAAGATTAGATACAACCACATCAATTAAAACAGAGCGTAAACCTAAACCAGGTGATTTTTCAATATGTATGTATTGCGGAGCTGCATTGACATTTGATGAAAAACTATTACATGTCAAAATGACAGGTGAGATCTTTAACTCAGAAGCAGCAATTTTATTCAGGCAGATCTACCATAGATTTAATCTTAAGTTAAAGAAAGAAGTTCAGCAAAAGCTTAAGCAAAAATCTGAAACGGATAACTGAAATGAATTTTTATGAAAATTACAAGAAGTTTCGGGGCCGGTGCCGGGAGCTGTCCGAGCTGGCGGTGAAGAATGATCCTACGCTCCGGCTGGTACGTGGGTATTACTGGTGCCCCGTCATCAACGACAAGGAGCCGCATTGGTGGACTGTGAGGCCGGATGGATCGATCTATGACCCTTCGTGCCTCCAGTTCCCCTCAGCGGGCCAGGGTGAATACACGGAGTTTGATGGCTGGGTTGAATGCGCCCGGTGCGGGAAACGAATTCTTGAAGAGGACATATATGACTTCGTATACAAGCAGCCTTGCTGCTCATACGAATGTGCCCTTGAATATAGTGGATCAAACTAAACAGGAGTTTTTATGAAAGTATGCCTTTACTGTTGCGCAGTGGCAATGTGCTTGGCCTTGGGCTGCGCCCCTTCCAAACCCCTGGAGGTGCCTGAGGACCAGACGGAGTTCATGCGATTGAATTATCGTTACGTTGGAACTTTGCCCAATGGTAAAAAGGTTTATGTTACTTCCGTAAGATTCAAAGATGGTGATGATATCCAGACTCATTATATTTATTTCAATGAGTCCGGCGAAATCAATAACAATTTCCTGTTTTACAAAGGTAAGTATCGTCGTCGTAAAGTCATAGCAGACATGGAGGGGAAATGAGTGAAGAAGAATTTACGGATCATGTTTACAAATGCAATTGCACTACCTATGGAGTCAAAGGTATAGACATTAATAAGATGAAGGATATGTCACGTTCCGTGACATATGAAACAATGAAAAAACATTGTGATATTGATGGTATATTAGAAAAATGTTTTCCAGGTATTTATGCGAAACGCAAGAATGATGGTCTGACTATTAAGAATGATTGGCACATTCGATATTCTAAATCATATTATAAAGGTCAACCATGTTATTACTTTACCCATTCTGGTATTGAATATATTTTCGTAAGGAGGGGAGATGAAAGATTATGTTTATAAAAAAAATTCTCTTTATATGAGAGATTGTAATTTTCAAGATATGGTAATGACGTCAACTCCAGTGAAGTATGAAACGATGCAAAAGCATTGTGATATAAAAACAGTTCTTAATAAAGTAATTCCAGATCTATTTCCTCACAATAGAAATAAATGTGGGTATGTGATATCTTACAATAAATCTATGATAAGAAGTGTTCCTTGTTATTATGTAATGTGTCAAGGTATTGCTTACGTTTTCGTAAAGAAGGAGGATTGATGGGTTGTCCAGGATATTGCTGTCGGTGTTTTATTCTTTCTCATGGGCCGGAAGAAATTGACGAAGCGCTTTCTAAGGATGGAAATGAATTATGGTTTAAAGTTTATAGCGATTATCGTAATGGAGTCCATACAGTATTAATAGATAGAAAAGAACTTGAACAATTAAAAGATATATTAATTCCATTAGGAAGAGATCCATCAAAGTTTGATGAAAGAAATCTTCCAGCACTTAAAGACACAGTTAATAGAGAAAGAAGAATTCTTAATACTTCGCAATGTTATTATTCTTGCAAAGAGTATGATTGGGATACTCACCTTTGTAAGATTTATGAGAATAGACCTAAGATGTGCAGAAATTATCCAAATGGTAATGCATGTGAATTTGCAGGATGTGACGAGGGGTCATCAGCACTTATAAATATAGGCATTCCTAAAAGGAGAAGTAAAGATGTGCAAGAGTCAATACGCAGATCTCTTGAACAGATTAGTGGAGATGCAGAGATCGCCGTATTACGTGATGGTTAGAATGCATCTGATTCAAGCCGAAACAACAATCATTTACCTTGAGAACAAGGTCAAGGAGTTAGAGTGCAAACTAAATTCAACATCGACCAATTAGTTTATGTTATTAGATCAGAAATCAAAACAGAATGGGATGAATGTCCTGCATGTGATGGGAGGGGCGCTTTATTGGTGGATGGTATTCCAGAAATATGTAATTGCCATCACGGGACAATACCAAAGATCAATACAATCACAATTGTAAGAGATTTTTTAATTAAGAAAATTGTTATTTCTGATGAAATTGAAATATATTATTATGATGATGAAGAAGAGGATGCTAATTACGCTTTTATTGAAAGTAAGATTTTTGCAACTAGAGAAGAAGCGGAGGCATCTCGTGGATGATAGAACATCAAAGCTCTTAATAAGTTTTACGCAACTTGTAAGAAGTGATATTGATATTATGAATAGCACTCTTACTTTATTATCAAAAATAGCAAATAAGAAAGAGTTAGAATTAGATGAAGAAACTACATTAAAACTTAAAAGCACTATGTCAAAGTTGAAAGTTGTAATTACTATGGATATGGAAGTAATAAATACATTGATTGATATGGGAGGAAGAGCGCATGCAGCCAAAGTACGAACTGAATCAGAAAGTCTATTACAAGTTGCGGCACCGCGCTCATGTGGCCGCTCCATGCCCAGAATGTCACGGAAAGGTAGGATTCATCGTCAGTGGAAATATTAGAGAGGAGGCTTTAGATGCCAAGTAAGATATTTACTAAAGAATACTTAAAAAGTATTCTCAACAAAGAAATTGAAGGTGCTTCTGTTATCTCAGATGAGATAGTTGATCATCGTCGATGGGCTGTTGCTCATGAATTGATCTTCAAGGATGTAGATGGATTATTTTATAAAACGAGTTATGATCGTGGCGCTACAGAGTATCAGGATGAAGGAGCAGACTTTCATTCTGATGAAGTAAAATGTATTCAGGTTCATCAAGTTGAACAAACGGTCTTGGTATGGGAGGAATGCTAAAAACACATCTTTTTTGTTATAATTAAATTGAGGAACATTTAAGTTCCTCTTTTTTTTAGGAGTAAAGATGCACGAAGAAATGCGAAGTTTCAACGATATCCTTAATGACATGATAGTCATTATGGAGCAACACTCAGAAGTATTAAGATTAATTATTAGAGGTGATTATACTGCAACTTTTATTGTAGAAGAGCTTGAAAAGTCAAATCAAAGAATTGAACTTATCAAAGGATGTATGGATAGATTTAATTCTAATGGAATCTATTTTGGTGTTAGTAAAACTGCTTTACTCAAGTATGCCTCAGTCTTATCTTCTAATGAACATGTAACAGAGTATATGTGGATGGCTACAAAAGAAATGATAGAACATGGATTTCATTCGGATAAAGCTATTTTTACACCAATAGCTCCAACTTCAAAACCTAACTCTAGAACCGCTATTTTCGCTATGAAGACAGGCGAGCCTTTTCCACTTGATGCACATGTAATTTGGTAGGAGATGAAATGGATAGTAGAATAAATTCGGAAAAAGCTACTTATTGGATTATAAAATATAAAGGAAAACGTAAGAATTATGTTTGTGGTGATCTTGCATATTTTTGCGGTAGAGTTGGATTAGATATATTTACTGTTAGAAGAGCATTATCTCAAGCCGAAGTAATACATCTAGAAGGTTGGGAGATTATGCGTTTTACAAATGCAGATCTTGGGCAAGAATTGGAAGATGATGGTTTCGTGCTGAGACCGGAAACGCAAAAAGTTGTAGCTATAATACCCGTTAAGAAAGAATTCCAAACGGAAGATGATATTACCGTGCTAAGTATTTTCACTAAACTACAAACCCTTGAGGAGGAAGAGAATGCAAGAATTAAAGCAGAAAGAAAAGCTGCTAGAATGGGTAAAAAGCAATCAGAATAAATGGATTGATGCAATTACTTTAGCAAATGAGCTTGGGATAAAGAAAACTTCTACATATGCTCTCATTAATTTTGTTGGTAAGTATACTTTAGAATTAATAATAGATAAACGTGATGAAAATGGGACGAGACTTTATAGTTTTTCACTTAAACAGACTACATCAAATAATGGAGTCGTTGATGTTCAACTACCTCCAATGACACTTGATAAATCTACAGCGATAGATTTATTTCGTCAATTTGCAATCTTGCTTGATAACATGAACAAAAATATGGAAGAGAATCTAAGACTCATTAATAAAAGACTCGATAAAATCGAAGCCAGAAAAGAAGTTGAATTTTCACGAAGTATAATGGTTCTTCAAGAAGAGATTCTTGAACGCTTGCCGCGCTAGCAAAAAGACTTCGTTTTCGGTTATAATATAATTGGAAACGAAGTTTCAATTGTTTTCCATGGAGAGGATATGAGAGATTTAACTTCTTTAGTTAATATATTACACAATATTCACACGTCCTTAGAAGTCTTTAATGAAAGACGCGGAACTAAGGCTGGTAATTATTGGAATATTAAACAAATATGCGATGATATTGCGGTAGTAAGTAATCATCTCAAATGTCATTGTTGTAAAGAAGATTTGAAGAACAATGATTTAATGTTATCCAATAGAATTCATTATCATGATATGTTGGACAAAGCAATTGATTCAGCAAGAGACAATGAACCTTTCCTCGGAGCGTTTGTTAATCTTCTCGTAAAGGAGTTGAATGATGAGTTCACTGAGGAATTCATGAAAAACGAGGCCTTCAAAAGGAAACATAAATGACAGAATCACATGATTACACCGTAGAAGATAATATAGGTATCAATAAATTAATGGAAGATACAGAAAAACGCATGATGAATAAAGATATCGATACAGTTGTTGTAGGAGTTGTTACAAAATTTCACGATAAACATCTTGTTGTTTATACAGATATGTCATTAACAGTATTACTAAGAAAAGGTTTTGTTTATTATTTAGAATCAAGTATATTTAACGATCCACACACTGTTGCTTTTTCGGCATCGATAATAGGACCAAGTAATTTTATTACCGTTGGAATGACCAAAGAACCACCAATTAAATTTGTGAGATCTTCTGAATATGAAATTATATGTAATGAAAAAGTAATTATAAATACTATTATAAAGAACAAAAGTGAAATGGGATCTATAAGTAGAGACAGCTTCATGTCAACCATGAACATAAGGAGATAGAATGAACAAGTATATCGTAGCATACATCAACTTTTTTGATAATGCAATCCAACTTGACATCTTCGATGCCGTAAGTTGGAGAGATGCGTTAATCAAAATGCTTGAGAAACTTGATCCCGAAGCAAAAGATGTAGATCCATTTAAAGAATTTGGAGATATTTCTTATAAGGAAGCTCGGTTACAAGCTGCTGACATGGAATTTGGATTTGCAGTAAAGGAGATTCGATGAAAGAATATACGTTAACCGAAGAAGAATTGCAGGAATTATTTGATGCTGCCAAACCAGTTCCGTATATGATTATAGGCGGCAATCCTCCTCCAAGTTCTTACAATAGATCTCTATCGGTATGGAAAAGAGTTGCTGAAAGAGTAAACTGTGACGTGAACACTATACAAGGCAGTGATCCAAAGAATCCTCATTTATTCAAAGCGAAGTCACTCGATTAACAAATAAGCCCCTCAATCGAGGGGCTTTATTTTATCTATTATAATAAGTTATATTTATCTCGGAGCATATATCATCGGCTTCTTATTCTTCGGATCTGCAAATGGATTACCAAATAACCTCACTCCTTGATATATATACCACGCTCTAAATTTCCAAGTTCCATCTTCAAGAATTATCTTGCGCAGTATCTTATCCGCATCTTCTCGATATGTATCATGATCTAAATACTTAGTTCTCATTAATTGATAAAGTGCATCATGAATTAAAGATCCTCTCATAACATTTAATGTATCTATTACTGGACCACTTGGACCATCCCATGCATATCCTTCCTTTATTTTTAAAATTCCGCTTATACTTAATTTTATATATTCAGTATCGATATCTTTGGATGGTCTAATAGGAATCGTAACAAAACAAGGTTCCTTTAATTGATATTTATATCCGTTTTGATATTTAATTAACATATTACACCCCCTACTTTATTGTATCATAGATAGCTGCAAAAATAGACATAATCTTGTTACAATATAATTGAGGGTAATGTTACCCTGTTCGGAGGCTTCATGTCAAATAGGGGATTCTACGTCTTCACTACTATTAATAGTGCAAGTGTGGAATTAAAAGAAGAACCCAAACTGTTTGACTTAATCAGAATGAAAATGCATCTGGAAAATATGTGTGGCCTCATGGGGAATATGAGTGCTACAGCATTGGCGTGCGTTACTAAAGATGGTATGCGGGAAAAAGTTAGTGTGCTATCAATCGTGATGGTTTTCAAGAAATCATTATCAGAAAAGAATAAACAATCTCTAAGAGCAATTGCCGTCAAGTTTTGCGATGATCCCTCTTGTGAAGAAATTCAATATTTAATAAAAATGTTTAAAGAATATCACAATTATTAAATTAATAAATTAATAAATTAATAAATTAATAAATTAGTAAATCTATTTACCATAAAGGAAAAAAGATTCTTGCGAATCTTTTTTTCTTTATGTATCTAGCAAAAACCCCAGTCTTTTTGTTATAATTCAATTGTGGAGTTATAGTAATTCCACCTTACAACCCAAAGGAGTTTTTATGTTTAAGTCTTACGATAAGATACCACATCTAATGTTAAGTAAAGTTCAACCGGGAGATAGATTTTTGGAAACATCATTTGTTAAAATAGCAACTGAGAAATCTAGAGATGAACATGATAGGATTATTGTATCTGAATTAATGGATGGATTACATCTTGCTGTTTGTAAAGAGAACGGAATTATTATCCCTAAACTTAGAGATGGATCATTAGCTTCTACTCTCAAAGAAAAGAGTATTGAAATATTTTTGACATGGATATCTAAGAATGAACATGTATTTAAAAATCTTCTTCAAGATGGAGAAAGATTATGCGGAGAATGGATGACCCAACAATATGGAACAAGTTACAAGGATCTAGTTGCGCGTTATTTCATTTTTGATATAATAAGAAATGGGAAGAGGGTTCTTTTTGATGAGCTTTCTTCGAGAATTAAATCAATAAATTTTCCAGAAATTAAAATGGTTCCGATCTTGTTTGATTCGAATCGTGCAGTTGATATCCAGACTGCACTAGCTAGATTAGGGAAGATGGGAATGTGTAATGCTCTTGATTATCCTGAAGGTGTAGTTTATCGAGTAGAGAGAAAAGGAAGCGTTGAATTTTGCGCCAAGTTTGTATGTCTCAACAAAGATAAGTATGCACATGTAACTGGTAATAAGGTGGCATGGAACTCATTTGATATTAAATAATTTAAATATCTTGACTTATCTCTAATATGAATTATTCTACCCTGCGAGGGTTCCTGTGCGGAGGCATTCCATGCGGTCCTTAATCTTGATCCTCACCCTTTTTATGGCCTGCACACCAGCTGACTCAAAGCGGCCTTATCCGGTGTCTGCAATAAGCCAGGAAGAATACAAAGCCCACCTAGAGCGTAGGGCGCACCAACCCAAACTCCCCCTCGCAGAAATAAACGTAGGAGGCCCTGAAGATTCTGATCTTGAGGAAGTCGAAGGCATAAACCTTTTCTCGTATCTGAATTTCAGGGCCTGTGGGGGCATAGCTGGGTGGAATCAGAACCTCTATAACCCTCATAATAATGGATGCATATGGGCATCTACTGCAGCCTGCTCTATCATGCGTGGCCTCAATATTTCCACCCCACAACTATTTTCTGTGGAATGGTTCAAATTGAGTTATCCGGAAAAAGCTAAGTCTAATAAACCTATCAATAATGATGTATATTCTTTTGCAAATTGGTATAATGATAATCCAAAATTCATGCCATGGTATTGTGGGAATACCCCTTCAATCAATGGGGTTGATCTCACTATACCGGTGAACACTGTTACTGCACATGAGATTCCGACACAAGGTGTTTCACAAGCTCAAGCTATAGCGAACATTAAAGCTGCCTTAGATGACAATAAACCTGTGGTAATGACGATCTATCTTCCAGGGGGAGGATGGGAGGATTTCTTTAAATGGTGGGACAATTCACCTGAAAATGTAGCTTACGCCGATATTGATAAATTCAATGGTTATCGTTTCAGAATGCCAGTCAGCTCGCACAGTGTATGCATCATCGGTTACAACGATACCAGAGAGACTTGGGTAATCCTCAACAGCTGGGGCACTACCCCTGGAAGACTCCATGGCCTCTTTGAGCTGCCTCAGAACATGTGCTACGGCAGCACCATCACGTACGGGCAGACGCCAATTCGCCAATATGAGTTCGATATCCTGAAGGTGAATTGGCTGGCCGCCATGATTACGCACCCGGCGCCAAACACCACGGTAACCCCAGAGTCAAGTGTATTCTTTTCAGCATTAAAGAATCAAAGTTCTACGATCCTCTACACCTGGGACTTCGGCGATGGCACCAGCCTTTCAGATCCTCACCGCCCAGACACCACCCATATCTTTCACAAACCTGGGAGCTACAAAGTTACCCTCAAAGTCAACAATATTCTTGGCGGGGAAACCTCTGATTCTCGGGTGCTCATCGTTCAACCTTATCTGCGTCAGCACCCATTTTCATATTCACATCCACTTCAAAAGAAAGGAGCTTTAGACGAGTGGATCTGGGGTTTGACGACAGATGACCCAACCGTTAAAACAAGTCAACAGATTAATTCCTTAAAATCGTTTTCTACAAGAATGACCTTAAGAACAGTTTTTGACCCAGGAATGACCGCAGATTACTATTTATCTTCGGTCAAATCTCTCTCAAATGTTTCTGATATAATGGGGCTGCTCGTTGATTCTTATGATATGAAAACAATAGATTTAGAAGATATAAAGAATAGAGCCGAAGACTTTATTAGTACATTGAATCCTTATGTAAAAATTTGGGAGATTGGCAATGAAGTAAATGGAGATTGGCTGGGTGATGGTGTGATAGAAAAGATAGAAGCCGTATACGATTACGCTAGAAACTCAGGTAAAAGCACGGCTCTCACGCTTTTTTATAATGCGGAAGACAGCTCTCAGATGGTTGAATGGGTTGATGAAAATCTTCCTGTCGGACACAGGATGAGAGGTGGCTTAGATTATGTATTTGTTAGCTATTATGAGCAAAGTAATAATAATCATAAATTAACTCAAGAAGAAGTTAACTTAATATTTAATCAATTAGCAGTTAGATTTCCAAACTCAAAATTGGGTTTTGGAGAGTGTGGCTGGACTGGCACTCAGAAGGTTTCTGATGCTAACAGGATTGCTTTCTACAAACGTTTTTATGCTTTGAGATGCCCAGAAGTTCCATTTTTTGTAGGAGGTTATTTCTTCTGGAACTTCAGGCAAAAAATGGTTCCGAAAACAACAGTTGACTGGAAAACTCTTAATAATATGATAAAGAAAGGAGCCAACACCTATTAGGAGGTAATACATGGCCATTTTTTATAAACAGTCTGAACGAAAGCGTAACTTGATACATACCGCTTTTGTAGCACTTGCATTATCGGCTTTATCAGTGAGTATTTGGTATATGTTGTCAAATGCTCATGAGACTCTAGAGATAGGGTCCACTGATTATGAAAATATATTGCAAACAAAGATAATGTGGTATAAACTTAAATTCTCTGTTGGGTTAGTTGGTATTGGGACTTTGGCCGCTTACCTATTATTTCAAGCTGTTTCACATTCTCCATTGGGAGCTTGCATGTGGATTTATGATAAGGAAAAAGATTGCCCACATGTAAAAGCTGCAAAGACATTATCAATGGGGGTTGTCTTTGCTTCATTTGTCATGGGAATGTTTTACGTGGTATCATCTATAATTGGGAGATAATAACACGATGAAAAATTCGTCCATAGTTAAGGCTATTAGGATTGTTATCATCATGACTGCTTTTCAAGCAGTCATGATGGCCCAATTTTCTCCCAAGGCTCCTAAAGTGGCTCCTGGATGTGTCGTGCCATACCAAAAGACTTTTGTAGAAATTAATTCTAGACTATGGACAATGCGTGCAGCTCAAGTTTGGTGTGAGAGTAACTTTAATCCACGAGCAAAGTCTTCGGTTGCTCGTGGATTAGCTCAATTTACAAATGGTGCATGGAGGACATGGGGGGTAAAAGGTAAAACCCCATTTGATCCTTATGCTGCTTTAGTATCTCAAAATAAATACATGGGATATTTAGAAATACAATGTGACAATAATTTAAATGCGGCAACTGCAAGTTACAATTGTGGACTCGAAAATGTTATTCGTGCTCAAAATCTCGCCAAGCGTTTGCGATTGGGAGGACAGGATGCCTGGCTGCGAACGTTACCAAGAATAACTGGAAGACACTCAAGAGAGACGATCAACTACATTTCCAACAATAAAAAGAAACGTAAGATTATTCAAGATCTCTTGAATCAAAAGCGGGGAAAAAAATAATTTCATAGGAGTCGTGTCATGGCGTTTATCGCTCTTAGTGATTCTGTAGTTGTGTCTGATCCTTATTATTATAAAGGATCAGTTTTTTGTTTAAGACTAAATATTAAATCAGGAACATGGTCTTGTAATAAACATCGCAATAAAGATACTCATGGATTTGTAATACGTTTAGAAAAATCTTATGAGATGACAATATTAGATGATTTTCAACCATTACCATTTTATCTAATATCTAATTCAGGAAAGATTGGCATATTCGATAGTTCAATTTATCCATCTTTAGAAAGTATCGAAGAAGGAACTGACGATTTATATGAAACATGTTGCAGTAAATTCAGTGAATATGATATGGTTGCACCCATAAAAGAAAAAGGTATTTGTATGCTAGGTCCACAAGAATCCATTTATGCTATCTCAATCGCAATGGATAATGACAAACATATAGTTGGTGTAAAGATGGATTATTTAGGAGAATCGCACAATGACAGAGGACGACATTTGCGGTATATGCGGACTGCCATGTGCGAATAAGAAACCGCACGAATGTTACTGGCCGGGTGAAAAACGTCCTAATACTCCAATGGTTCACAGTGAATGTGAAAATGAAGAATGTGAAAGAGCATTCTTAGCTCTACCAGAAGATGTGATATTTAAATCCATCTTAGAAGGAGATCACGATGCGTAAAAGGAGGGAATATCAAGCTGCTTAAAGAAATCGCGGAGTTCATTGCAAATGTCGTTGACGGATTGATAGGTCTGTGTCACGATTTAATCAGTTGCATTAAACGTAAATAGACTCGGGAGGAAAGATATGAAGATAGAAACAATTCTCGAAAAGCTTGCTGTGGGAGAAACTGTAATCTTAAATACAAACGAATATATTTACGTTGATCATCTATGTCATTGTCAGGCCAAGATTCCTGAATCACACATTTCTATTATTGGTAATAGACTGACGATAACACCCATCCAAAAAAACTTTATTCCGTCAATTACAACGGAACAGAAATGCGACCTATGATTATATTTTGCCAAGTCATTTTTGTAATCTATGCATTAATAGGAATAGCTATTCCTGTATATGGAATATACTTTTTAATAAAAATATTTAATAAGAGAAACCCAATGTTCTTATGCGAATATTTCAGCATGCACTTAGCACCAGAGAAACCCATTGAATACAAAGGAAAGTTGTGTGGTATTTGTCCTAGATGTTATCGGACAATATATCTGTGTCGAGACTCGTGGAGAGAGATGGAGTTCTGAAATGGAAGATATAGGAAAAGTGTGTGAAAGATTATTTAAATCTTCTGCTGGAATGGGTATTGAAGGACCATTTATAGAAATGGATCAAATAACATTAAGGTTAATGATAACTCAACTCGAAGATCAGTTTTTTGAACATGAAGAAGATAAAGCTACATTAATAGGATTGATAACAGAATCACCAGTAGATCCCGGAAGATTTGGTATGATTATGTTATTTCCAGAAATAGCTGGATTATATAGTGCGAAAGATATAATGGATATTTTCAATGTTTTGAGTGTATGCCCACTAACTTTGGCTTCATTTATAATTGTGCAGGCTAAATCAAATAAAATGTCTCCATCTAAGTTTATATATAATCTTGAGAATATTTATAATTATGATAATGATGAATTTGAAGATACACTTTATGTGATTGCTAGACAAAAAGATTTTATGTTACATAGATATACTCCATATAAGTGTAATGAAAACGGCAAATTTATTCGTTCTGGTCTTACAATATCTAGAGACTCAATAGAAAATGATATACCAACTACATTTTTTATTTCTGCACCTGCAAGAAACTAATCTTAAATGTTATAATATGGTTGTAGGGTAATTATCCTATTAGCCAGGCTCCCGTCGTTTCCACTCCTTTCCGGCGGGAGTTTTTTTAAGTTGTAAGTCTACATGGAGAATAAAATGAACCCTTGGTTTAAAGTTCAAGTAGTGCGTTGTATCCCAGGTAATATTACCTGTGGAATAATCAAACCTGATGCTTATGATGATCACAAAAGCATCATAGATATGATAGAATACGATTACAAATTTTACGTATCGAATATAGTTCCTCGTATATTTACAGAAGATGATGTAAGAGCACTTTATTATCGTCATATTAATAAAGACTTTTTTGAAAGAAACAAAGAGTTTCTCATGAACGGGCCATCGTTATGTATGGCAATCTCCGGGCAAGATGCACTCAAAATTTGGAGATGTGATATAATGCCCAGAATACGAGGTGATGTTAGCACATTGAAAGATCATGAAAAGCATTTAACAAAAGTTCATGGTTCTGATTCTGAAGAAAATGCGTTTAGAGAACTTCAATACTTTTTTGGATAGGAGTAGCAATGCGAACCACGGTTATTATCGCAAAACGTGCCAACAGTTTTATATCGACCGTATCTGGTCAACACGGAGAAGGTCATTCAGAACAACCTGCTGGAAACTCTATTGAAGAAGCTGCCACTACAGCAGAAAAACTCATGAATGAATATGCAATAAACAATCCGGAAGGGGGTGACTTAATAGCGCCTGAGAAACTAAGAATCCTAGTCCCAGAACATCTTCGTATTGTGAAAGGAGTGTAATAATGGAGCGCCTGAATGAATACTGTGTATATAAATATACTGATGGTTTAGGAAAACATTTTTATAGAATATGGAAGAAAAGATGGTGGCTTCCGATTTATATTCCGATGTTTTTAGAATGTCCAGATGAGTATGAAACTTTTAGTGAGACACAGTTAGTTATCGATGGAAAGAATAAAGAGTATCTTTCGAAGAAACGCATTTGCATGGGCGTTGCTCGCAAGGAATTATTACCTGAAAATTATAAAATTTCATCCAAGTTTGATATGAATGGTAGAACATTAGAAGAAGTTATGTTCATAATGAATAAAATATTTGATCCAGCCACAGGAACTGTAACAGGGTTTTTTAATATAATGCATTCTGAATTAAATCCGAATCAAGCTGAGATAATAGTTAAAAGATCATTCAGCGAAGATAGACCTAAGATGAATAAATTCTTTCCAAACTTAGAATATTTGGATGCAGCATTATTATTACTTTCGTATGAAATCGATAGAAATAGCGATAGTTTTGCAGAGAAACTTGCTGAAGATATAAAGAGTTTTGGGAAGGTTGTAAAATGAAAGATCTTTATACAGATATATTATTTGTATGTTTGATGTTAAACAATCAATCTCTATCATGGAGATCAAAAATAACATCAAATGGAGATGATCTTACAGACACGTTTATTGGAGGTATCAGTTTAAATACCGGAGCTATATCAAGAGAATTGGATGGTAAATTATGGCCATTACTAGATAGATCATATGTTAGAACTTTACCACAAGCTTTTCGTGTAAGTGTAAAATCTAGTGATGAAGAAAAGTTAATAAAATGGGCGTTGGACAGTATAACCAAATAGGAGGAAAGATGTTTGTCGCGTCGTCAACAATGAACTTACAACTGAAGGTTCAGGAATCACCAGAATACATGGAATTTGTAGCCACACTTCAAAGGTCAATAGATGAGCTTCTGCCGGATGAAGGACCAGTTTTTACTACAAATGCATCTGGATTGTTTAAAGTTTATCTCATGAATTTAAGTCCAAATAATCGTCAAGAACATAATTGTCATACTTGCAGAAGATTTTTCGAAAAGTATGGAGGATTAGTTACAATCTGTAAAGAAACTGGATTTCAAACGCCATTGTTATGGTCAAAAAATCATTACTATGGAATTAATTATGATCAAGCAGTTCAGGTTCTTCGTGAGATTGTTAAGAGCGCCATGATAACCGGTGTCTTTTATGATGACAAGAAGGAATGGGGTATCAAAGAAGCGGGTGGTAGAGGACATTTTATTGTATATCCCAAGCCATTCATGATATTCAAAGACAAACTTAAGACTCCTGAAGAAGCCATGGCTGAGAAACTTGAAGATTGCAGTATGCTTAGTAGAACATTGAACATTTACAAATTAAAAGATATCCAAGAGGCTTATGATATATTAGCGTCAGACATATTATATAGATCCGACAAAGTTATTGGTCCTATGAAATGGTTTTTGGATTTGAAAAAGCAGATGAAACCATCTGTTACTATCTCGCAACGTAATAATTTGATCTGGAGAGCCGCAGCCACCGCGCCACCCGGCTTCTGCCATGTCAGATCATCCATGGCCGGATCACTGCTTGAGGATCTTGAGCAGGGCTACCCCCTGGAGGACGTGAAGAGAAGGTTTGCTGCAAAGATGCAGCCAGATCAGTACCTGCGCCCCCAGGCCCCTGCCAGTGCCGGTAATGCCATCCAGGGGGAGAAGATCATCAAGAAGTTGGGATGCACTCTCTCCCTTTCACGGCGTTACCTACAGTTGGATGAGGTCAAGTATCTTCGGAAGTTTCGAAAGCTTCCGCCTCCATTTCGTAAACGGCGTCCGACAGGCGTATTTAAAGACGTGGTTTCCGAGCCCAGGATGGCCCCAGAAAGCTCCAGAATCGGTGACCCTAGTAAAGGGTTCCAGACCGTTAATATCACGTGGAGGAAATTTAGAGAGACGTTTCTTCCTCAGGTAACTCAAATGGAAGTTTTTATCCGATCTCAAAAATATGCATTTATCGCTTTAACAACTGCTGTTTATGCAGATGCACCACCAATTCTAAAATGGGATTCAGAAGAAAAAAGAAATCCTGTTTCTAGTTACGTTTATACCTATGGATCATATCCTGGCAGTTGGGGTCTAAAAGGAGAGACTTTTGTTGAAGTAATTGGAATATGTTTTAATCCAGAATGTTGGCAAAAAGAGCAGGAAAATAAGAGTATAATATTCTTGTTAAAGGATGCAGAAGATTCTGGTAGTGATTCATGTGGGTTAGCATTATTTCCAGAAAATCTCATTTCTGAATTACATTCAATTAGATCTACGATTGAAAAATTCAGTAAGGGAGGTAAATTGAAAAAGGTTGATAGTCCAGCTTGCGGAGTTTGTTTCGGTGATGGTAATTGGAATATTCTCTTGAGAGTAAAACTTCTAAACTATGTTAGGGATTTCATAATCGATAGGTTCGATTAATCCCTATCATCAATTTTAAAATAAAAAGCACCTGTAATGGGTGCTTTTTATTTTTCGGAGATGCAATGAACAAAACAGCACAACAAGTAATTAACGAAATGTTGAATGAAGATCTAAATGAACTTGAGACTAGGAAATGTAGTTCATTTCTAGTTAAGGCATTTCCTTTAAAACTCCAGGTAGAACAAACTATAAAACTGCCATTAGGATGTAACATTCTCACATTATTGATTGATCCAGAAGATATTAAACTATATGTAGAATATGATAATAATGTTGAGCATTATACCGAAAGAAAATTTGCTATTTACGCAGATGAACAATTTTTTCATCATAATTATAATCGTGCTTACGTAGGAACTATTCAGAGATATATGATGCCAACAATTCATGTTTATGAGCTATTAGGCGATGCAATAAAATAACGAAAAATGTTATAATATAGATGTAGGCAATTATCTACAAGGAGATGCTGTGTCTAAAGAACAAATGCTTAACGATCCGTGGTGGCAAGCTTGGACCGATGAATTTTTAAATAGTAATACTTTTGAGTTAACAACTTCAATGAGTGATAATCTTGGTCTTTTCATAGTTAATTTATTAGTAATGGAAGTGCATGATTTACCACAAACTCCAGAACAACAGAAATTATTTGATGAGAATTTTCTTGTTCAAATATTTTTATTAAAAGCAAAATATTATGAATTGGATATATCAGATCTAGCTATTTTATTGATAGCTGGTAATTGTTCTAATCCGGGAATGATTGTCATGTATGTTCATGCAATGCTAAGATTGCAAGATAAAATAAAAAAGAAAATTCATGTTCGAGATATTCTTAAAGTATACGAAAGTGGATTTCCTTCTGAGAAAACTTTGTATAATCTTTGGGAAAAGCAAAAATGTAAAATTAAAAATAATAAATTGGATTCGTTCGACAACGAGAAAGGAGGGAGTATGCCAGATATATGAAATTTCACACAACAGCCAAATAGCATTATTTGCCGAATCAGTAAATCTAAGCGTTATGCGCTAATCAGTAATCGGAGGCAAGATGAAGATGCACAATTCGATAACCCCCGAAAGAATACTCGGGGCAGTCAAATCATCAATGTTCGATAACGAACACATAGGATTCTGTGTGGCGTGCGGTGAGGAGTTCACCAATATCGAACCAGATTTACGTGAGGGCATATGTAAAATCTGCAAACAGCCCAAAGTATTTGGGGCAGAATCCATTCTTCCTTATTTATCGTAAGGAAGGATCACATGCCCAGACAAACAGCTTGCCGTAAAATTATGTCATTGGAATTGGAAATTCAATGGTATTCCACCGCCTTGTGTTACATGATGGCTTTGCGTGATTATTGTAAGCCAAGCGAAGTTGCGGTAGATTATGCTATTAAAATCATAGCACAATCTATTTGTTCATGTTTTGGTGGAAGATTTACCTCTTTCTTTTCTCCTACTGATGTGGATCTTGAAAATTCGCGGTTAGGAACGAAAATAGGAGATAAATATCGTTTCGTTATGTGTCTTGTTAATGTGTTTGCAAAATTTAAAGATAAAGGCAAAAGAGATATTGTAGTAATGAATTTATTGACTAACGCGATAAATTCGGCAGGTAAAATAAAGAGTAGTAAAAAGTGTATATTCATAACTATACTCTCTCACTTATATGCACTAACCAAATTTTATAGCAATTGTGATCAGGAATTAGGGCCAGATAATATCTCTATAAAACCAATACGTGATATCTCTAATCTTATAGAGATGGTTATGTGTCGTGAATATGGAGGTAATGAAGCTATGGCAATTTCAACCGAAGCTGTTAAACTGTCAAGGCGGATATATGGCGAATAATATGCCCGTAAAGAATAAAAATGGCAAGGTTATAGTTAGATGCCCAGAGTGTGATTCGAAATGCACAAACCCTAAATCGACAGGATCTGGGTTGTCATGGGTATGTGAAACATGCGAAAATAAATTTGTAACCGGTAAGGTAAAACCAACCAAAGATATCGTGGATAGCTTAGTAGATAATGCTTTCCACATTTTTGATATCTTCAGCTAAACAAGGAGATGACATGTTAATATGTGATTGCGAAAAACGTAAGAAATATTTAATCAAGAGAATCAAAAAAGGTAAGTTTGTTAGAAAGAATAGAAAAATTAATGTTGAGTCTCGTTTGTTTATGATGTTTCTTGAAATTAACATCAGGTATGAGATTAGTAAATTTAGAAATCTTATAACATATAATATTGAGAAGAAGAATCCTGATGATGTTCATAAGAAGATCTCTGGATTAACCAAGAGATTAATCAATTCAATTTATCGGGCATCTATTGATGCAGAAAGATATACACCACTCGTAGCATAATCTATAGTGCCCAGATTATCTGGGCACCTTTTTTTAGCCAATGCGAAGGAGATATATGGACAAAGAGATGACTTTCCAAGAGCTTTCTGATAAGGAGCGATCAGAAGCAATAGCTTTTCTTGGAACACAAATGATCCATGACATAGTTCATGATAATTTTGCTGCCGAAAAAGTATCTGATAATAAATATTGGTTAGATACAATACTTAGGGTAAAGCAAGAGTTAGGGAATTGTGAAGGTGATTCTGATTTAATACATGGTTTGTATGTTAGCGCATATACATTATGCAGTAATGAGATTATTTCATATTTAGTAAAAAATATTATACCTAACACAACGTTTTCAAGGAGATTTATTGATACGAGATCTATTCCAGTTACACCGAATGTAAATGCAAGGGATAATTAAATGATCAAAAATATTGAACTACCCAAAGATCCTATCAACGAAGTTTATTGTGATGTCTGCAAAGAACTCGTTGAAATCACCGGGATTCCCGATGATGAAAAACCTGTGTTACAAAAAGAGATGTCAGCCCTCCTCTCGATTGCTTGCGGAAAAAATAGTAAGTATGAAGGATTATTCACAAATATCCATTTCTGTAACACATGTGCCGATAAATTAATATATTTACTTTCAGAAGAACTTGGGTTAGAATTATCTTCTGAAGATGCATTTGAGGGAGCGGAATAATATGTCTGACGGTAGCAGTAATCTCATATCTGATTCGATCCAGGATGTTACTGAAGAAATATTCAGTAGACTCACTTTCCCAGATTTTCCTTTTGAATTCGTAATTTCAAAAGAAGAAACGTGGGAAGGTATATGGATTTATAGGATTTATCATCCTATGGGTAAACTTCACAAGTCAATAAGTGAAAGAGAGTTTACTCGATTAAGATATAGAATGATTTCTGCTACCGAGGCATTCAACGGAAATGATCATCTATACGCAAAAATCAAACTTAACGATTTAGTGAAAGAATGGGAGTTTCATTATGGAGATGAAGTCAAAAATTTCAAGTGCAATAATGATACAAATTGAAATACCGCTTCATCCTGCAATTTTTATTGGGATGAAAAAAGATGGAACTAATGAAATTCAAATACCAGAAATGAAATATCGTGAATCCTTAAATCAAAAAGAATTTTCTAGATTACGTTATATAGCAATGTCTACCGAAGCTGCTTTGAAGGTTGGTAGTAAGCATTATATTGATCTCAAACAATGTGAATTGATGAAAGCTCTAATGCCATACATTACTAAAAGTTACAACGGAGGAAAGAGTGTTCAAGTTAATCCCACTGCATGATCATATTGATATGTCACAATATCGATATGCTACAAAGCTATCCTCTGGCATCGATCTTCGTGCTAACCTGCTGGGGATGGAGTTGGAACCTCCAGGGGAACTACTGGTCTGGATCAATCAGCCTATCGTTGTGCCTACTGGTCTTACGTGTCAATTTCGGAACCGAGATATTGAAGCCCAGGTGCGCTCACGGGGAGGTCTTGCTGCCAAGCATGGCGTCTTCGTCCTGAACTCCCCCGGAACGATTGATGCGGATTATGAAGGAGAAATCAAAATAATACTTTGCAATACTATGAATGTTCCATTTAAGATTAAGCATGGAGATAGAATTGCTCAATTAGTAATTGCTCCGATTATAAGAATTCCTGAATATATGTCTGATCGTTATCGTGGAGAAGGACATCTTAGTTCCACAGGTATATCATAATGATTAAACCTCAATTTAGTGTTAGAATGTTTAAATCTTTGGGGATTGAGGAATGGCAAAAAGAAGATAGACGTGTAGCTGACAATCTTGGAACGAAAGGGAAGATTATGCGCAAGGACGTTTCACTTGAGGTGGTGGAAGCCCTTCTACATGATGCTCTTTTGTATCGAGATATATATGACGCAAACTTTCATTTAGAGGGAGCACCATGCGAATTGGTTTCTGTTATAAACAGCGAGCCGGTAAAGACACAGCAGCCGACTATCTTATCAATCTGACAGGCGGCATTAAACTGAAGTTTGCAGATCCCTTGTATGAACTAGAATCACATTGCTATAAATTCATGGGACTTGGAAATCCTGAATCTTACGATAAGAGTTCTCGTCGTATTTTCTTACAATTCATAGCTACCGATTGGGCACGAAGATTAGATCCAGATGTTTTTGTTAAAAAAATGTATATTAGATTACAGCAAATGAATATGATGTGCCCTGTGTTATTCTCAAGTAAAGAATGTGAAACCAATTTATTTATTAGTGACGTAAGATTTCCAAATGAATTTCATATGCTTAGGAACAATGGATTTATTCTTGTGAAAATCAATAGAGATGAAGCGTTGCGTGTAGCAGCAGGTGCAGTTAGTTTGGATCATAAGTCAGAAACTCTACTTGACGCATATCCAGATGAAGCATTTGATTATGTGATTGATAACAATGGAACCTTCAAGGATTTCTATTTTAAGATAGACGAAATGTTAAACTATATAGGAGTGCAAAAATAGCCAATTTCCTGTTATAAGATATTTGATAGCAATAATGCTATTATCTCCCCTGCGATCAGGGGCCTTTGTGCCTAAGGGCACGCGGAGGATGTAATGCGCCAGGAAATCGAATTCAGCTTGTATGATATGATCGACATCTCTAACAGGATGGGCAAGGATTGGGATATCAGCGAAAGGCTGATCAAGCCAGTATTGGAATTGTGTGACAAGGTTAGTAACAAATATATTACCTTGCGGTCAGGTCATAGTATCTATCGTTTCACCGCAGTTGGTGGATGTTTGGTTTTGGACATCAATCAGGATGAACTAGTTAGAATGAAATTGCAGTCAAAAGATGCGCAGGAAAAAATTGACAAACTCACCAAAGAAAAAGGTGAAGAAATGAAGAAGTGTAAGAAAGAAGACATCGATAAAGTAACAAATAAGTTTGATGAAAAAATCAAGAAGGTGATGGAAGAAAGCGGAAAGGATGGAGAAGAATATAACAAAGCTGTGGAAGCGTTTGACGAAGAAATATTCAAGATTCCACAGATTGCTGCGAAGTTGATAGAAGTGTTTGGGCCAGTTCTTCATAGTTTCCTGGTGCCCAGCCCCATGATTCCTTCTCAGCCGGAGGCACCCAAAGCTGAAGCGCCTAAGCCTGAGGCTAAGCCCGAAGCACCCAAGGCTGAAACAGAGCATATGGTTCCGCCATATGAAGATCGAAAATCTTTTGCCGAAACCGCAAGGGATAACATGAATGAAGTTCTCAAGAAATTTGATACCAACAAACAAAAAGATTTTGGAATTGTTCTAGCGTTGAGAATGGTAACTGTGGAAAATTTAATGAAAACCAATAACTCCACATTTTGGCAAATCATTCAATGGAATGCCGATGTTGCAAAAGGAATTATCAAAGAAGAAGAGATCTATGCCAAAAGCTGCGCCATTGCAACTCACTTTCTGAGAGCCTCTGATGCTCATTTATCCGAAGAATTAGTTGGCCAAATCTCCAAGGATTTTGGAAACAGGATGGTGGAAATCCATTACGAAGAACAAAGGAAAGCAGCATAATAAAAGCAATCCCCCATTCACATGGATGGGGGATTGTTTTTTACCTATGTATTATTCTTCTTATCAAATCTCTCATTGAAGCTAGTTTTTCAAACCAGGGTTGATGTTCAATCTTTCCCCATCCAACAGTGATTTCACGAGCTTTCAAGGCAGCGATTGGATCATTGAGATTTAGATCAGGATGATACTTCTTCATAGCATCTCGGTATATTTTCTTAGCCTCTGCTTTGGTAGTTATTTGCGTATGGGATTTATTACCCCATTTCATAAAGAAAGATTCATGCTCATTATCTATGCTACCTGGCATAGGAGGTGGAGTATATTTCTTTCCGAAGTTTTGCCAATTTTCTTCTTTAAAACTATTCTTATTATATTCTTGCCAATTCTCTTTTGCTTTCTGATCGTGATAATTATCCCAAAATGTCTTTTGTTTTCTTTCAAATTCTTGTCTTGATCTACTAGCATAATTTTCTTCTCTGGCTCTTGCACGTATTCTTTCAAGATTTCGTTCAGCGGTACTCAATTCATGTTCAGCCTTGTGCATGGCCATACCAAAGCCTACGCCACCCGCCAGGGCTCCCAGGCCAGCACCGATCCAGGCACCCGTATTCTCTTCCTTGGTATCGAATGCGCTACCAAGTAGGGCACCACCCAGGCCACCCACCACCGCCCCGCCCAGTGCGGCAAGCGGCACCGCAGATGCCATCTTGACTATCCCGCCAGATCGCTTAATCCCAGTAGCGATAGCTGTGCCCTCGCCACCGCCATTGCGCAGGATGGCATTAGCAATTTCAATGGCCTTCTTCCTGCGCCTTATAGATAAATTTTTCATTGAATTCGGGTAGTCGGTTTCTGTCCAGGGCATCTTTATTCCTCTTTTTTTTTAAAAGCGCCATGAAGGATTAGTGGTTCAACCGTGCTGAGGATACCACCATACATCGCGCCTTCTTTCAGTCCCTTGACAACCTTCTGCCGGAAGACAGGCCCCGCAGCATGCCGCGCCTTCCATGCCGCCAGACCAGCATCAGCCGCAGCGATACCCCCGGTCAGAGCTATTCCGCTGGCAAGATAAGGGTGCCGTTGCGCCCACCCACCTAGGCCGCCTTGTTGGTTGTTGTCTCTACTTTGGGCAGCCAGCTTTACAAGGCTCATGTTTCCCCTTCGCTTTTTTGAGTTCTTCCACATCATCGGCAAGCAACTCTTTAACTTCCCCCTGGATGTGTTTGAAAGTTTTATCGTCCTTAGTCATATGTTTGCTATCAACGATCATTTTCTTTGCCAACTTGATAATTCCCATGTCATCTCCTAATTTAGATGTTTCTTATCGGAACGATAATTGGGGTAGGAGTAGAATTACGTTTTAAATAATTTTCAACACCCGTAAATTCGTGTAATCTCTTTTTCAAAGAAGGATTATTTTCAATAGCTCTACTTTCTGCTTCGTAATTCCGTCTATCTTCAGCAACTCCAAGTCCTAATCCTAATCCAAGTATGCCTCCAATAGCTCCCCCAAATAACGCATTTTCTTTCTTCATCAAATGTCCTATGCCAGCACCTATTCCAGCGCCAGCAAGACCACCTATCATTCCGTGGGAAAGATATTTACCCTTGATCGAATTGTAATGTGGTCGAACTTCATTTTCAATCGCTTCACCTTCTCTCAGGTGATGATATAGATCAGTAGCCAATTTGATTAAACTCATTTCTTCATCCCCCAATTCATGACAGTTTTATTTGGCTTCTTAGTCATTTCTGGCTTGAGCCTTTCTGTCATAGGTAGAAGCCGAGGATCTTTCGGATTCTCAAATAGATTACTGGCTATTGCTAGTTTGATCAAGCTCATTTGGCTACCTGCACAGCTGTGAACATTACGGCGGCACCGCCGATGAAGTAACAGACCTTCTCTATCGTGCTTCTCTTTTTTTCTAAAGTTAGACTTTTGTTTAAGTCATCAATCATTGTTTGATTAGTTGTTACTTGTGATGTTTGTAGTTTGAAGTTTTTATCAAGATTTGTTATAGATATAGATTGTTGATTAATCAATGAATCCTTTGAAGCTACTTCTTTTTCAAGTGCTGATATTACTTCTCCATTTTTTGATAAATTAGTTTGAAAAATAGGATAATTTATTTTCCAACTTACAGCATCTGTAACTATTGCATATGTAGTATTAGTGCATATCATAAATCTATCGTTGAGAAAAGTTACTGTATCATCATTGTAATAAGTCTTAATCTGTTTAGTTACCTCTCCATTATTTTTAATAGGAGTAACTACTACAGGTTTCTTCAATTTATTTAATTCACTCAATGCCTTAGATGCTATAGAATTAGCCTTATTAACGTTAGTCGTTAAATTAGCAATTTTTTGTTTATCTTCCTGTGATACTTTCTGTCCTTCTTCAACAGACTTTGCTAAAGACTCCTTTTCGCTTTTCAAACTTTCTACTTTTTTGTTTAGATCAATCTTCTCCATTTCGTATCCATAGATGAGTTTTGCACCCACCCCAAGGATAATCAGCAAAATGAACATAACAGTAGCGAAGGCTTTACTCATCTTTCTTCTCCTTACTAGACGCCGACACTTCGGTTTTTTTATTGATGATTCCACTTGTGGTGCTGGCTCCAATAGCTCCACCCAACAAGAGCAACACTCCGCTATCTATTTTAATTCTTCGTAATACACAGATCATAACTAAGACCATGGTAGTTATATTCCAAAGATATCTAATAATACGATCACTTGAAATACATCCATCGTTGCCAGTAATACTATTCTTTATTGTTTGAATAAAACCAGTGGCCATTAATATGTTCACGACAGCCTCCGAAGTAAAAGTGTAACACCTCTTACGCAAAAAGGAAGTAAAATTTGTTATAATATATATGTAGTGATTATATTTATCCGAGAGGAGGTGATTGGCAATGTGGCATCCGTTCTTATAGAAAGGTAAAACGCCAGAAGCGGGATTTTCCCGCTTCTCAACAGGATATTTTTTAGCAAGGAGAACGAAAGTGATCAAAAATATTATTACTCAATTAGTGAATATCGTTAGAGAAGATCCTGCTGAAATTTACAATAAAATTTACAATATGCGTGGAATAAGCACAAGGTCAAAAATAAGCATTATAGCCGCCTGTCTAAATGATCAAAAAAGTATTGATTTACACGATAAGGATTTGGAAACCCGATATCATGTAATCTATAGGATAATCAAGTCATTACGGAAAACAATTAATAAAAAAAATGGTTGCACATCTGAGGAGAGTGTGTCACCGTTGTAGTATGAGGCATTCTAATGATTAAAAAGAAACCACATGTTTTTAGGCGACGGTTTATAACGATAAGAGTATCAATCCAAGAAAAAGAGATTCTCGTAAAAAAAGCCGAAAGTTTAAATAAGGATGTCTCTACGTATATTCGAGAGAAGCTCGAATTAACTAATAAGGAGATTTGATGAGTAGTAATTCTTGTTTTCTGCACGGCTTTGTTGGTAAAGATTCGGAGTTGAAAATGACTCCGAGTGGAATGGCGTTGCTTTCTTTTAGTTTGGCTACTACAGAATCATGGAAAACTCAGGCAGGTGAAAAGAAAGAGAAAACACAATGGCATCAGATTAAGGTTTGGGGGAAACAAGCTGAAGCTCTTGAGAAATATGTAAAAAAAGGTATTGAACTTGTTGTTATGGGAAAGATTGAATATACGGAAGCTCCAGATAAAGACAATCCAAACAAAAAGGTTTATTTTACGAACATCATATCAGACAAGGTTGATTTCTGTGGGAAGAGAGGTGATTCGTCTGGTCATAGAGAATCTCCAGATCCAGAACCGCCTGCGCATATTCAGGGACAATCAAACGGTGGCTCGGATGATCGTAGACAATCTAGTAGTGCTCCTGCTTCACAACCTAATTACGGAGACGAGGATATTCCATTTTGATATTTATACTAAACTTTGTAGATAAGTATTAAACAAAAACACCCACATGAATGTGGGTGTTTTCGTTAGGAGCTTCAATGGAAATTGAGGAGTCAAACAATGGTGTATGTAGGTATAACGGATTCGTTGGTCACCTCGAACGTGATCCAGGCTGTGAAAATCCCAGGAACTCAAATGTGTTGTGTCACATGGTATGCGGTCATAAACGATATACCCTCGGTGATACTCACTCTTACAATTTAAAAGATTTTGATGGATGGGATTCTTTAGAGGCTAAAATTAAACAAGATAGTCCTGGTTGTTATATCTTACCAATATATATGCTCGATCATAGTGGTCTCTGGATATCTACGAGATCATTTTCATGTCCATGGGATAGTGGGCAGATTGGATTTATTTATCTTTCCAAAGAAACATTCGAAGCAGAGTTTTCAGATACTTCAGAAGATCTTGCAGAATCAATTATGAAAGATGAAATAGAAATATACGATCAATACTTAAAAGGAGAATGTTATGGATACATCATTGAGAATCAGGATAGAGAAGAGGTTGATAGTTGCTGGGGATATATAGGTCGCAGTAACGCGAGATCTGCACTTCTTGACGCAATCCAACGCATTTCTTGAGTGGGAATAATATGCAAGGTCATAAGCTTATCTATATCTCCAACCTGAAGAATGGTTTTATCATTGAGCCGGTGAAAGGTGACGATGAAGAAACGATTCCAGATGCGGTAATGGCGGCAGGTAAAAATGATAAAGAAAGAATTATTAATCTGTTAAAAGCAATATGCGATGAATTTGGATTTGAGTTATCCGATACTGTAATAGTATACGAGAAGTAATATGTATATACAATTAACAACTAGATGTAATATGGAATGTCCTCATTGTTGTTTTTCATGTACTAATCGCGGGAATGATATGACCAAGCGAACCTTTAAAAAAGCTTGCGAAATAGCATGTTATTATGGTGATACGATCGTATTAGGAGGTGGCGAACCGACATTGCATCCTTTATTTGAAGAATTCCTTGGAATAGCTATGATAGCTACCGCTAGAAATGATCTAGGTATTTATATCGCAACAAATGGAACTAACGAATACTTAACCCTTAACTTATTAGAATTATCAAAGAGAAGTGAAGGTCTTTTGTGTTGTCAAGTGAGTCATGACAATTATCATGAAATGGATCTTGTATCAGATAAAGTATATGAATTAGCAGAAAAGTATCATGCCTTGAAACCAGCATATCATATAGCTGCTGCTGGTAGAGCTAAAGGAAAATTAGATGCAGAAAAGAGATGTTGCTGTGACGACTTATTTATCAATCCACACGGAGACGTTTATCTTTGTGGTTGTAGAATAAGTAAGTTATGTAATATAACGCATAAGAAAAATATAAGTATAATAGAAAAGTATTATAATAATTATGATATTGAAGATAAATGCGAAAAATATGGAGACATATTACAAGCATTGTCTGCGTAACACAAGAACAAAAAACAAAAAGGTGCTAGCCCTTTTTGTTTTTTAGCTATGCAATTTATCATTGAAATATGTTATAATATATATGGTAGGGAGAGATATCTGTTAGGCGTATCTCCAAATACCAAAAGCAATACTGACTTGAATAAAAAAGGTCGCACAGTAATTGTCAGTGCCTAGTGGCACGGAAAGGGGCAGTAATGAAAGATAAAACAATACTTTCAGAGATAGTGAATCAGCCTAACTGGAGTGGAAGATGCAAGACCCATTCCAGTTAAACAAAAAGAAAGGGGGCTTAGCCCCCGGATATTTTAACTATGCAAAGGAGGTAATTTGTATTGTGATATCGGTTTTCATACAGATCTCACTCTTGGTAGATCAGCGCTTAGATTTAAGTATCTGAAAAATTTAAAATTTAATAATCCAATAGCTATTTGTGATAACGGAAATATGTCTCAATTAGTAAAGAGTTTAAGTTTAAATAAAATGAATATTCCAGCCGTTGAATTATTTGTTACCACTTCATATAAAGCGAAATATAGAACGAATGATGCATTAAGATTTTTTGCATTTGATGATGAGGGGTATCAATCATTATGTAAAATGATTTATATAGCAAATGTTAATAAATATTATGTGCCACGTATTGAAATACAGGATCTAATATTCAATGGAAACATTGTCTGCGTAGCAGACAATGATTTTCTGTTTATAGAAGAATTGCCTATTGATAAAACATTTATTGCCATCAATGAAAGTAGTAACCCAGGTGACGAAATCTATCTTAAATATAATCCAATATTTTATTATAGCTCATACGCTTTGCATAAAAGAAGTCTAGATGCCATATCACTTTTATCAGAACGTCAATTCACTCATGACGGAAATGTATGGTATTATGACGATTCGCATTATGCGATTGCATCTTTGATACCTGATGCAATTGCAAATTACAGCAATCTGCTGAAGAAGCATTCCTCTCCAATCATAAAAATGGAAGATAGATATCCAGTCTTTTGTCCAGAAGCCGATCAGCTTTTTGATGCATTAGTTGAATCAGGTTTTGATAGGAAATGTCCACAAACACCGCAGTATAGAAATAGACTTGAGTTTGAGAAGTCTGTAATCAAAAAGATGAAGTATGAAAACTATTTTTTGGTTAACTGGGACTTCATTAATTGGGCTCGCAACAATGACATACCCATTGGACCAGGTAGAGGATCTGCGGCAGGATCATTAATTGCATATTGTCTCGATATCACCAAATTAGATCCAGTATCTAATGGATTGTATTTCGAAAGATTTTTGAATCCTGAGCGAATATCTCCTCCAGATATTGATACTGATGTTGACTCAGAAGACAGATCTAAGGTTGTTACATATATAAAAAATAAATATGGAAGTGACCATGTTTCGAAGATCGTCACCTTCACAGAGTTGAAGTCCAAGTCGGCCCTGAAGGACGCAGCGCGGCTGTATGCCATTGCGCCGGATGAGATCAATGACATCACCGCTCTCTTTCCGCCCGCTGTCTTCGGCGTTACACCACCCCTGGAGGAGGCCTATGAGGTTGCCGCTATCAAAACCTGGGCGGATGCACATCCAGGGGTCTGGAAGGACGCCAGGGAGCTGGAAGGGTTCGTCCGGGGAACTGGCGTGCATGCCGCTGGTGTGGTGATCGCTCCCAAGAAGCTGAATGAAATAGTTGGAGTGAACACAATAGATGGTGAAGAAATATGTCAGTTGGATAAGGATGATGCAGAAAAGTTTGGACTTCTCAAATTAGATTTGCTTGGATTAGAAACACTTCATTTGATTAAATCGACTCTTACGAAGATTGGTAAATCGTATTATTCAATGGAGGATATATCGCTTAACGACGCAAGCGTCATTAAACGGTTCGCGTCTGGTGACACTCATGGCATATTCCAATTTGAATCCGACAATATGCGCAAGCTGCTTGTGAGAGTCAATCCCACATCATTTGCCGATATTGCTGCTGTAACCGCTCTTTATCGTCCCGGCCCACTTACATCAGGGCTTACAGAAGATTACATTAAGAATAAAAATTCTGAGAATCCCGAATATTCATTTCCTGAATTCAAAGATTTATTATCTGAGACTTATGGAATCTTTGTTTATCAAGAACAAGTTATGCTTGTGTCTCAGGTAATATCAGGATTTAGTTTGTCTCGTGCTGATACTTTGCGAAAAGCTATAGGTAAAAAGAATAAAGAATTGATGATAGTTCTTGAACGCGAGTTTATTGATGGAGCTGTTAATAAAGGATACAACGAAGTTGATGTTACAAAACTATGGAATCAAATATTGAAGTTTGCAGATTATTGTTTCAACAAATCACATTCATATGCATACACAATGTTATCGTATTGGTCAATGTATCTGAAAGTATATCATACCAATGAATTCATAGCTGCGAAACTTTCTTGTGACATGAAAGATACTTCTGAATTGAGAAAAGATTTTTATGAATTTAAAAAAGATACAGAATTCTTTGATCCATGTATTAATAAATCAGATGAATCATTCGTTCTCTCTGAAAGTACGGGCGTCATGATAGGTTTAGGAGCTATCAAAGGATTAGGTAATCTAGGAAAGGAGATTATCAAATATAGGCCATATGATAAAATTGCACAATTCTTTGATAAGGTTAAGATAGATAAGTCTCAATTGATATCTTTGATTTATGCTGGTGCTTTTGATTGTTTTGAGAAAGATAAAAGTGTCTTACTAGGTAATGTAGAAAGATTCTTAAAGTTTAATAAGGATAAATCCCATTCGACAATCATTGAGCTTTTTGATCCGAGCGATGTCTTCGACCTGGACCTGTCGAAGTGCCAAATCCCGCCCGACGCAAGCACCATGGAAAGGGCCTGCTATGGCTTCAATCTGCGCCATGGGTTCATCAATGAGCGGAGGTGGGTGGTTGAGCACCTGAAGGATAATCACGTCGTAGGGACTATTACAGACGTGAAGCGCACAAAAACCAAAAAGAGTAAGGAGGATATGGCTATAGTATCAATCTATACTCATAATAAAACAATGAAGGTTTTGTTATTTGGTCAAGAATATGAAAAGTATAATAATCTGCTGGTGAAAGAAACAACATGTGGATTTACTGGGGAGCTAAAAGAAGGAGAAGAACCAACGATATTTGTTACAAAGATGTGTGACGAATGTAGTATTAAAATTACTCGTGCAGATGTAACTATAAAGTTATCCGCAAGCAATGAGAGATTAAAAGAGAGATTTGATTTATTGATGTCTACACACGAGAATGGCGATACAACAATGTCATTGTTTAAGTCTAATGCCATAGGAGAAGCTGAATATGTCTATGATTACGAAAGAAAAATATTATATAATAGAGCCTTACATTCATTTCTCAAGGATACAAAATTTGAGATTGTGTTAGAAATTTTCTAGATTAATAGGGATTCGTGATAATATGAATAGCTGAGGTCAAGCGCATGACTGTATATAACATTACGGAAGTTCCGCAATCTACAACAGCCCCAGCTATTCGAAATGATATTCCTGTATTTATTGGAAAGTCTTCGATACTTAATCATAAATCAATAAGTTTTATTAATGGCGATTATACAAAAGCAACATTATCACTTGATGTTTCTGTGCAACAATTTAATGAAAACTTTGTAATTTCATATTGGCGTGATTTAGTAACTCCATTTAATGCAACTACATTAGTAAATGGACAAACATTAATCAGTGTCAATGCAACGGTTGTTGCAAATTTGGATGCGACAAAGTTGATATTTGCTCTGATTGATAATAGTGGAACATTACTGTTCACATCTCCCGTAAGTAATATAGTTTTTTCTCCAGATAATACAAAAGTATTAAGCGTAATAATCAAAGATCCACTTGTAGTTAGCACACAAACAAAAGGCTCTATCTTAGGAATAGCGCAGGAAAGTATACCTTATACTTACAGCATGATTACTAAAGTTTATACTTTGAATTATACCCCGTTATCTTCTGTGACTGGACTATCTGTAGTGACTTCGAAATCATATGTTGAATATGAGACTCTCAATACAAGTGATTATTCTGTAATCACAGATGAATCTGTGATTACAGAGTCCAACCAAGATATTTTACGTGGTCTCAATGCATCAGAGCAAGCTGTCGTCATTCCAGCTTACTCTGATGCAGATATTTCAAATGTAATTAATATTTTAAATATCCTAACTCCAGGATATTATATTACCCCGATAGGAATGTCGGATACTTTTAATTTAGCTATTGCAAACTATGTAAAAAGTATTACTAAAAGTAAACCTTATTCAGCTGTATTACCGCCTGCTGCAATAGTAACTCAAAATACATTAGTAAGTGGTGCTACATATGTCAAATCTTAAAAAGATTGTCAAACCACAACATCATCAATCTGAAGCTGTAGAACAACTTGATAAGTCTAACTCTATCATTGCGTATCATGGTTTAGGCTCCGGTAAAACTCTTACTTCTATTTTGGCAGCAGAGGAAGCTAAGGGGCCAAAACTTATATTAGCTCCCGCTTCTCTCCTGGGCAATTATCGTAAAGAATTAAAGAAGTTTAATGTGGACGATAAAGATTATCATTTACTTTCTTACGAAAGATTTAGGAAAAATCCAGAACATTACATTGATAAAATCAAACCATCCATAATGATTGCAGATGAGTTTCATAGAACTCAAAATGTTGATTCGATAACTGGAGAAGCTATTCGAAGGACAAGGCCCAAAGTTAAAAAGTTTATGGGTCTCACTGGCACTATTGCTCAAAATCGTCCTTCTGAAATTGGTTCATTGGTTAATACTGCAACAGGACAACCGCTATTAGGTAAAGATGAAAATGAATTTAATCAGCGCTTTGTAGCAGAGCGGCGTATCAGTCCAGGTATTATTGGAAGGTTACTTGGTAGAAGACCTGGCGTAGTAGAAGAAGCTAAAAATCTTGATAAGTTTAAAAAAATCACTCAGCCTTATGTAAACACATTCGCTGGCGATGAAGAATACATGAAGCACATTCCAAAGGTAACTCGCAATGTAGTGCGAATACCTATGAATAAAGAGCAGAATAGAATTTATGATTATACATTTAATGATGTTCCTGCTTGGATCAAATTTAAAATTAAGAATAATCTCCCTCCATCTAAACAAGAATCTAGAAATTTAAATGCTTTCCTTTTAGGATCTAGACAAGCGAGTAATTCACTTCAACCTTTTGGTGAATATGAAAGCACTCCAAAGCTTCGTGCTGTAGTTCATGATATTGAATCAGGTATAAAGGGTGATCCCAATTTTAAGGGAGTTGTTTATAGCAACTTCTTGGAAGCTGGCTTAAAGCCACTTGCATCAAAATTGAAAAAACATAATATTCCATACGGAATGTTTACCGGAGAACAACCTGATGTTGAACGTAATCAAATGGTGCAAGACTACAACAAAGGTAAATTAAAATCGCTTCTCATATCGCCCGCAGGTGGGGAAGGCTTGGATTTAAGAGGCACCAAGTACATGGGTATTCTTGATCCAGGGTGGAACCCCGCGAAGACAGAACAAGCTATCGGGCGGGCAGCGCGGTTCAAATCTCATGAACATCTACCGGAAAATGAACGCACTGTCACTGTAAAACAGTATTTATCAGAACCACGATTGGGTCTTGTCGGTAAGATAAAAAAGATCTTCCGGCCCGATACTCATGCGATTGGCACGGACGAGTACATTTACAACAGGGCTCAAGAGAAAGCTCGGTTGAATCAGCAGTTCACGAATGCGCTTAAAGCACCAGGTGTCCCAGTTGAGTAACGAAATTTTCAATCTCTTGCCATCGTTTTATCGCGATGTATTTGTTGACTCTAATGGTCGGAGTCTGATCCTCCCGTTACTCCAACAATATGCAAACTATATGGGCGATTTATTTTACAGGATGCAACAAACTGCGTCTGTAAGATCACTTGAATTATGTCCTGCGGTCATTGAGGAAAGACTTAAAACAATAGATATTTCAAATGCAAATCTTGATACAACGTATTCTGGACAAAGATTTTTTATCAAATCAAGCATTGTCGCTTATGATAAACTTTATTATGATTATTTATTTCTTAATCCAGTAAATATTAATTATACAATTACAGTTGATGAGGTTAATCAAAAGACATATATTGAATTTAACACACCGATCGATCAGAAATATTTGACTCTATATGCACCAATTGCATATCATAATCCAAATCTAGTGCGTGATCTTTATGGTAAATTATTAAACTATCAAACTGTAACTTATGTATATACAAGTCTCGAAGACTTTATATATAGCGTAGAAGTATACAGACAGCAATTACTAGCTATTTTATTTGGTATGCGCCATACAACCAGCTTGAATAATGTAGCTCAATGCATAGGATTATGGCTTGGATTACAATACGCCCCATACGACGGATTTGTTAACGCAATAAGTGCAGATTCTATTAGTATTGAAAATCTTCTTGATGGAACTACTACTACAATTACAGCTACAGGTGAAATAGATACAGTAAACTATTATATTGGCAAAAGGGTTTCTAAGTATGATATACTTCAAATCCAGCACTATAAAGTTTATGATATTTTCTCTGATCCTGCTCGCTTTACTCAATTGCTTCTTCAGGATAGTGGAGCGGTATTGCTCTCGTTATTGGCGATAGATATTAATAACAAAGAGAAATACGCTTCATTATTCTTTGATAAAAACATTTTATTTGATTCTGCAAATTTGTATTGGGATATGGGTAATAATACTGGTGTATCACCAGACCCAACCGACGCCACTGTATATCCTGAAGTTTGGATGAGTTTGTTTGTTACAAATTTCAGTGCATATGTTGATTCAAGATGGCAAAGTCAAAAACTTTATGAGATGTTTAGAAATGTTTTCATAGTTGAATTAGATCTTTCTCTGCAAGGAAATATTTCTACGTTGAAACCTTTTATATCAATATTGTTGAATATAATCAAATCAAGCAAGACCAAGTATTTGATTCCAGCTCCAGTAACAACTCCAATTGAGCCTTACTTTGGATTGGTCACTATTTGGGATATGTCAGTTTATCCTCCAACGAAAGTATTTGATGCGTGGGATGATCTTGCTCAATATTATGTAACTAATGTTAATTTACCATTTAATAAACCTCCTCACAATATTAACTGGAAATATGATTTTACAACTAATATGCTAGATGGATCTCCAGAAGTGTTAGTTGCCGATTATCTTGGATTAACAGATGTTCCAATGACATATAGCACTAGCGTAAAATCTGATTGGGAAGATTGGATTCCATATGGAAGAAGTTATGTTAACCTGTCAGCGGAATTTAATTCATAGGAGGATAGCGTGACAATAGTTGCAATGAATACACCATGCACTAATTCATCTACGGCGAATTTTCGGGCATGGGGCAGTGCCATTTCCGCTGCTATGGCTGCATTCGGATGGGTTAAATCATCTGACGTTGGGCAGATCGATTGGACTTCCGTTGTTGCACCTACCGGGATCAGTCAAGTAATGGGATATGAAGTATGGGCAATGGCTGATACTTTGCAGGCCACTTATCCTGTTTACCTAAAGATTCAATATGGTAGTGGTGGAGCTGGCGCAAATTATCCTGCAATTACTCTTACTCCTGCAACTGGATATACCGGCTCAAGCGGAACTATGAGTGGCCAGATAGGAACAGCTGTTAGTTTGTCGCCGGGATCGCAAAGTGGATCTTCATATGCTTCTTATGTTAGTGGAACTATATCTAGAGCTACGATGTTTCTTTGGGGATCTACACCTACTTATAGCGTATATTTTACAGTAGAAAGATCATTAAATGCTTCTGCTTTAAATAGTAATGCAGGTATTGCTTTTGTAAATGGTGTGTATGGTCAATCCAATCAATATAGTCAATTCATTCCTGCCTCGGGAACAATTCCAGATAAATATCAAAACCTCCTGTGTCTAATGCCTCCAAGCGGAACTACCACTGTTGGTAATAATGTTTATGTTTATCCCATTCGAATATTTGGTCCTGGCGAAAATTGTCCGATCCTTGGTTTTGGTTCGTATCTACTTTCTGATATCGCAGCTTCTTCTCAAATTACAGTATTAGATTGGGCTGGTAATCCTCATAATTACTATACTACGCCGAGTCTAAATGTGCCCACAGCTTATGGTCGTTCTATCGGAACAACTGGATTGGTGATTCTATATGAGTAATACTTATCTTATGCAAGCAGTTGTAGCAAAAGCTTCAATGACAGCTACAAGAAATTATATAATGCAAACTGGACCACTTGGTTTCAATATAGTCCAGATTATGTTCTCCAACGATAGGGGGCTTCAGCAAGTTTCAATCGTTAATTAACGTATCAACGAGTAGGAGTCGCCAGTGGAAGTCAATAGTTTAGGTTTCGCGGCCTATCTAGTTATGCTTGGATATAAATTATCCGGTCCTCAAGAACGTAGTAAAACCGGTAAGTTTATATTCAATATAGAAATTGATGAGGATAAAAGCAAGGAACTTTTTCTTAAGTATTCTAGTGGTCGTTTCAGCAAATTTGACGCTATACTGATGAACCTGAAACGCATGATGCCACGGGGTTGAAATGGTTGCGGTATTAAAAGGCGCAAAATGTGAATTGAAGTTTAAGATTCTCAGTGATTACATTCATCGTCATCCTGTAGATCTTAGCAAATACAATGAATTCATCTGCGCCGTTACCGAAGATGGGAAACTACTCATTGAAAAGAAATTCAGCACCAATGGAGTAAAAACATCTACGAATATTGTAGACGGTTTTCCATATATAATAACTGTAGTATTCAATTCTGAAGATACAAAAGATCTTTCTCTTAATCCTGCAAGCGAAGAGCGTCAAAGAACATTGGAGCTATTTGGCATCGGTTTCAATGACGCAGTAATTAGATTTCTTGTAACCGATTTCAATCTGGAAGGATCTGGATATTATGTACGTAGAAATCGAAGCTAATACATTCTATGTGGAGATTGAAGTATGTTATCCTTCCTAGAGTCGTCTATAGCTATTGATGCAACTGGATTATCCTTTGGTGGTGCAGCTACAGCGACAGCTTATTTAACACTTGATCAACGCAGTAGTGCTGGAATAGTTTCATTCACAGTAACAGTTCCGCCTAATGGTGACTCATCGGTTCCATATACTGCAACTTTAACATTTGTTGATACTCAAAAATGTTTACTTACAATTACATTTGGCCAACCTATGGCCAATGTTCATTTTAACGAAATAAGAACTCTTACTATTACAGCCAATAATAGTGATACGTATAATCTTGATTTGCAAATCAATTATACAGATGCTTTCATTCTAGCTAATTGGCAGAATTCCGCTGACATTGCAGCTATATCAGATCTTGCAACATCTTCGCCGTTGACTACGCCACTTGTCAACAATAGGTTTTTGGCTTTACTTCGGTTTGCTATTACGGGGCTTAATAAAGCTAAGGAACTTATTAGCAGATACGCGATCAAAAAGAGCTTACCAGACATAATTGACTTCGCAATTATGTCTGGCACATCCCCCATACCAGCCACTGCCACATTAACCACCGACAGCAATTGTAATATTCTCACTTTGACCACCGTTTATAGTGATGCGGTTAGGGGAGTATCACAAAAGATTCTTGTTACATATACATATTCTACATATACGATCAAGCGTGTTATTAAAAGAAATAATAATTTCTTAGAAGTTACCAATGAAAACATTTCTCTTTTGAGTTCATTGACTATTGATGCTTTGGATAATTCTAATAATATTATCTATCACCTAGGAACGGTGACAATCAATAGAACTGAAACTATTATAGCGGTTCCAGGTATACCGGATTACAATGATACACTTCCTCCCGAAACAATTAATACAGATCCAAATAATATCGTTTCAGATTACAAATATTACAAGACATTTGTAATAACTGGATGGACGGTTGTTGCATGAGATATGACATCGAAACTATAAAAGTATGGTTCAAGGGTATCACAGATACCGTCTTGAACGTTAATACTAGACTAGGAGTAGTTGAAACCGAGTATACTGATCTGGAAGATAAGTATACTCGTAATCTTGTTTTAGCAAATGAAATTGAAGGCCGTCAATCTCAACTCGTTTCAATAACTACGACGTTCGGTAATGCAGATATTAGTGATCCAAATATAAAAACATTCACATTTAATAATGGAGCTAGTCTTCGATACTTAAAAACGACTTCGTTAACTGGAACTGATCCTTATCAAGTTGTTAATTTGCAAGCTCTTAAAAACATATTAGCTCAAATCAATGATCTGATTACAGAATCATTAACAGGGCTTCTACCCAAACATAATGGTTCTGCCACAGGTAATTATACTATTACCGCAAACGGTGTTGAGAAAAACTTTAGTTTTATTGGGATGTCGATAATTACAGATCCAGATACTGATTTATCTTTACATCATGGCGAAGTTCTTAATGTAGATGATGGTAATACCAACGCTATAGTGAATGTTGGCTTTGTAAACAGTAAAATATCTGGATACTCCGCACCCCAGCCCCGGTTCATTTCCGGGAAGATCAAGTTCAAATCCGATCCCTTCGACGCTTCGGTGATTTCGCTCTACCCGGTGACGACCTCAGATTTCAATGGCGCGACGAACAAATACTTCAAACTTTTGAAATACAACGCCAATATCGGGTCAGACTTGTCTTGGGTCCAGCGCTTTACTTCCACACCCCCTGGAAGCATCCCAGGCTCAGCATTGCCTATTGCTGTGGGTGTCATACCCTACCCAGTTTCATTTCGACTGTTTATGGAATATACCGTGGAAGGAGGCTCTGCCCCCTTCCCCAGCCGCGCCACCTTCCGCGCCTCCATGCCCAACTTCATTCAGGATGGTGATAATTTCTTCCGCTGGGGTGTGCTGATTGACGCGGATGGAGACCTGGGCCTGATCCTCTCAACCTCCGGTTTCTTGAGTCTGCCGGTTATTGCCAATCTGGGTATCAGTAATGAGAATATGGATCTGAAGTTTTATCTCATGATTGATAGCTGGTCTTACTACCCACCTTCTGAGGATTATGCAGATGGTTCAGTAATAAGTTTAGCGAAAATATCATTTCCAGTTAGCGGCCATTTTGACTTTACTGATTTACAACCAATAGGTGGTTTTACTTATAAACTTTATTACGCAAATATTCCATCATCAGCAACATGGACTTCTAGTTCTCCAGATATTACAATTGATGCAATTGGCAGCACTTATGTTACTCTCAGAATGATATTTGTAGATCCTACTACTACTCTTACCGGTAACATTACAGCAAGTTATCTCGTTGGTTCCACTCCTACAACTAAAGTTCAAAATGTTACATTCAATTTTATTACCGATCCTCTTGCAATTATTCCACTGACTATTAGTTGTCCTTATTATCTAACCACAGCATTTCCGCTTACACCAATTGGTATTTCTGCAATACCTACTACACAATATGCTAAAGGCGCGGTAAGTTGGGAAATTGATGGACCGAATACTGTTGGATGCACAGCTTCATTTACTCTATCTGGTAAACTAGTAGTGACAGAAATAGATGCTTCTACCCCAGGAGCGACTGTAGGTATTATTGCAAAAGATACGAGATATTATTTGACTACAGGAACATTGGATTGCGCCAGTGATGGCATAACACTCACAGTAGCTACTGGAACTGTAGATACAAGTAAAGTAATCGGAGCGCAAATCATCGTAGATAGCACTGGTCCTGTAACACGCACGATTCTTACTGCATCTGGCGGTCCAGTCGTCATTACAGTTGATAGTGCCATTCCCGGAGCACCATTTACCGGAGCTTCATTCCAGATTGAAGTTATCAATGGCAAAGCATCTTACATCGTTCCTGTTAATATGGTTAACCAGGATACCTAACCAATGATCGAGAAACCAGAAATAGAAGTTATCAAAGATGTATATTTGAAGTCTGCTCTTTCGCAGATCTTCGAAGCTTTTGTAAAACTCCAGCAATTAGGAATTACTATTGATGATATTTATACACAATTAAATAAAAAAGTAAATCTTGTATCGGACATGCTTGATGGTGAAACTACTGCTAAAATATTAGGCCCAGGAACTGTAACCGCAAGCAGCACTAATGTAGTTGGAACAAATACATTCTTCAAGCGATATATGATGCCGGGAAATCAGATTCAAATAGGATCTGAGATTTCAACTATCGATGTGATTACAGATGATACTCATATGACGGTGATGACGCCATTTGTTAGCAGTTATACTGATGTAATTTATTCAATCATCCGTGATGCTACTAGAGAAGAGCTTATGGGTGATTTCAATTTTGGTCAGCTTAACGGCGAACAATTTAGAGGAGTAATTCAAGAGGGAAGTTATTTAGAGCATTATGGAAGAATAGCAACTCCGAATGATGTAGTAAACGTTCGCTATGTTCAAAAATCAGTTGGACCTGCAATTGTATTAGCTCAGAATGCTATTAAAAGAAGCGGGGATACCGTTGGTGCAGTTCCTATAAGTGGAACTCTTCCTACTGCCTTTAATTTTATAAACTGTGATTTCTTATTTGACGAACATTGCACTTTGCGTTTTAAAGGTGTAGTTAGCGAACTTGATTTAACGCAAGTAGCTACGGTTAAATATGTTAATGATATGATACAAACTCATGTTGATACATATATAGCGCAACTATTTTACGCTCAATGGGTTTGCGATAATTGTCAAAGTTTATCTGGCGCTGGTGGATTATGGAGACCATTATCAGTTACACCGTTTACTCATAATACAAATGGCTCTCAGTATAATGAATATTTTACAATTGGCACTTATGGATTGACATGTATAAAAGCTTGTTCGATACTTCTAACAATGGATACTTTCCAGGATAGTTATCATAATAATTCTCAAAATGAAGGATCACTTTTAGTTGGAAATATAACCCAAAATGCAATACAGTTAAGTGCCGGTCAATCTTTCATGGAAGCTTCGAATACTATTGGTTCTGAACATAAACCAGCTTTTTCATGTTCAGCTATCATAGAATGTTCAATAGGTGATGTAATTGCTTGTGGTGTCGTAGGTAACCGCCCAGGTGCAATCCATGCTTATACTTCTCTCACTCGCTTGAGGTAACCAAATGCTTATCGATCACATACACGATCAATTGGGCCGGCACAGGGTTGGCATCATAAGTGAGTCGATGCCGGAATTTATAAAAGTTGCGGAAGAAGAGATAGTATCTGAGGATCTGACAAAACTCGCTGATGGATGTTTTGCATATTCAAATCGGGTAGAAAGATTCTTTCCGATACATACTCCTGAACATACGTGGTTGAGCCATGCGTATTTCAATAAATTTGCATCTGAAATAGATGAGAAAGAAGTAAATGAGATTCGTATTAAAATCGACGATGCCTGTAAAGCATTTGGTTTTAATGAAGATTCGTTGGTAAAGATTGCCGCGCATGAAGATGAGATTGACGCTCTTCATACTTTATCTGTCGAATTAAATAAATTTGTAAACAATTACAAAAAACTGAAGCCAGAAGAGAGACGGCAGCGGGCAAAAGAGTTGGCTCATCATGCCAAAGCTTTGAATCGGGAGCACTCTCTTCATGATGTGGTGCATCGGTATTCCGGGGATCATCTCCGGCGTGACTACCACCAGGCCTTTGGGCATCGCATGGGCTACTTCCACCACGGGGCACCGGAGCGGAAGATGCTGATGGAGATGCAGGACAATGCCCACGAGCACGTACCTGAAAGAGTGGCGCGGGCGCTGACGATCTTTGACCGAAATGCTGGGCTGGATAGCCATTACGATCAGGATCTGGATGACCCCTATTCCGCGCTGCTAACCGGCCAGGAGCCCGACGCGGATGATGTCGAGGTCGAAGGACACCGGATTCCCAGGCACCTCTTCCAGGAGTTCAACTGGGACTCTTTACAGGATCTGCTTGCCGAAGAGAGACTGGCCGCGCTCAAGGCCTCACCCCTGGAGGGCCTCAGAGGAATGGAGCCCTCCGTTCGTATGATTATCATTCGCAAGATTCATCATCATGCATGATTGGGATAACGAAGCGATCCTTTTGGTTAACGAAGATAAGCTCAGCGAAATAGAGCTTGAGACAATCTTTGCACTGAAAGCGTTAAAAGCTAATCCAGAAATATTAAATTCTGTTTTATATTTCGAGAAATTAGTTTATGTATTGAATAAGCTCAAACCTAATACATGGAGTTTTGAACCAGTATCGATACTTCATCTATGTAAAGCTTTTGAGTTTTTCAAAAAGGAATATCCAAATAAAGTATGGGATCATGAGATAGTAGAATATATAGCTCACATTGCTCATGACGAAGGATGGGTTACGCTTCCTGAAAATTTAATATTTGCTCAGAACGCGCTTGACTCATTAGGAAATCGTGTCACACTTGATGAAGAGCAGTTGGAACTTCAAAAATTGAAGCATCAAGCTGTTGAAATGTATCTTCATCATAAGGAGTAATATGTTTCTAAACAATTGCTATGCCGATAGTGATACCGGAATCATGAAAGTTTTCATGGCGTATAGTTCAGATATGCAATTATTCGCTATGGATGTAAAAGCGCTTTGCCATAATGATCCTACGCAAAACAATGGTATGAGTGTGATCTTTGAATTTTCTCCTGAAGATAGATTTGGAAATTTCATTGAATTTGATAGATTGTTTAGACTTCAGTTTGGATGTTGATATGACCTACAGGATAAGCAAGTTTGCATTAATGATAATTGCTAATTATGAAATACGTCCTCAATTAGGGATATCTTTAAAGCTTCTCCATGGAGATGAAACCTGGAGTGCTAGTAAGGTTGCGTATGAAAGATGAACGAATCAAAGAATATATGATACAGATAGGTCATGAAAATAGCATATCTTTATACTCAACATTGAAGATGTTAATTAATGAAGTTGAAATAGAGACTCGTAAAGATTGTATAAGAATTATTGAGCAGGGCGGAACTCATAAAGATTTACTGTGGGGAAGGTAAATGACATATTCATCCAGTAAGTCAGTAGCCAATGCGATAAGTGTCAAGAGTAATTTTGTCAATTATCCTATCCGCTTTTTTAACATGATGCATTTTCAGCGTCCCAATACGCTGAATGAAATATTTAAATGGTGCGGCATTCTTACTGAATCATCCGGTCTCTTCGACCGTATGACCGACACCATGGCTCGTTATCCAGTCACTCCCGTTGCCACAACAGATGATATTGGAACTGATCAAAACTACTGGCAGAATTTTCTTAATGAAGAACTTTGTATTCAAAATGAATTAGTATCTAATGGTAAGGATTTCTATACATTTGGTAATTGTATCTGTAGCTTTGTTCCACCCTTTAGACGTTATCTGGTATGTTCAAAGTGTAATTCATATCTTTATCATTGTATTAATCATGATAACATGGATGATACAAAATTTGAGTGGATGTATAAAGGTTATAATTTTTACGGCAAGTGTATGAATAAAGATTGCAAACATCACGGTATGATGGAAGTGAAAGATGAATACCTTACTGGAGATGATTTCGTAAAGAATATCAAAATTCATAGATGGCCAATTCTTAATATCAAAATCAGAGATTTAGGTATTGCTGGTAAGAAGAGAATTTATTATAAGATAGAACGTAAATATTCAAAAGGCATTGAGAAAGGAGACAGGTTTGTTGTCGCCAATGTTCCATACACATTTATTCTTGCGTGTAAGAAAAATCAGCTTACTCCCATTATCGAATTACCTTCCGAACTTACATTTCATTACAATCATGAAACTATTACGGAACCTGAATGGGAAGGGCTGAGTAAACCTTTCTTTTTCTCAGCATGGAAAGATCTCTTTATGAGCTTTGTGCTGCGCAAAGCTCAGGAGATGATTGCGGCTGATCACATGATCCCTAATAGGTTCCTGTTCCCGCAGACGGCCCCAGGCGGTCGTGATCCGCTTTCACAAATCGACGGCGGGAGCTGGGTCAACATCATCAGCACCCAGATCAAGCGCCAGCAGAATGACCCAAGCGAATTTGGTATCGTACCCTTCCCAATTGGTTACCAGGCGCTAGGTGGGCAGGGCAAAAACATGTCTCTGCGCGAAGAGATCGAGCTTCAGGATCGAAGAATCTTGACTCAGATGGGTATTCCACCAGAACTCATTTACGGCGGTATGACATGGAGCGGTAGTAATATTTCACTCAGAATGCTTGAAAATCTATTCTTGTATTATATTCATAAACATAATGTTTTCTTAAGATCCTTCGTGAATTATGCCGCAAGAATGTCTGGTAAGAAAGCGCCAGGAACCGTTAAATTAAAGCCCTTTAAAATGGCCGATGATATTCAACAGATTCAACTTCGATCTACCCTTGGTATTCAAGGCAGAATCAGCGAAACTACAGCGCTTGCTCATGTGGATGGAATTAATCTTGAAGCAGAAGCTGATCAAGCTGAGAAAGAAGCGACATTTGTTCAACGTATTACCGCTGCTCGTCAACTCACGGCAGCCAAAGTCAATCTTGAAGTCTCTAAGACAACCAATGAAGGTCAAGTTGATATTCAAACTGAGACTGCTATGCGACAAAATCAAGATAATACCGCAGCTCAAACTGCAATTACCGATGGATTTGTAGCCAATACTACCCAAGGATTGATTAATAAATTGAACGCCATGCCTTATCAACAACGCCAGCTTGAATTGAAGAATCTTCAGCAGCAAGATCCGCAGAAGTTCAACGAAGTCACTACCGCCATGATGGGCGGTGCCAGTCAACTTCCAGAAAAACGCGCTCCCCGGCGCGGCCCTGAAACAGCCCAGGTGTAACGATGGAGAAACCGCCAGTTCAGAAGTCGCGTTCAGCACTTTTTAATTTGAGTCAGAAAGAAGAGTTAGAAAAATATATTAAAGTTTTAGATAAGATTGCAAATAATAATCATAAGTATATCATTTTAAATAATCAAATTCAAAATGACAATTATGGTGATCCTTTTGTAATCATGCATTATATTGATATGATCGGAGAGGAAGAAAGGAGTAATAATAAAATTCATTATTCCGCAGAAATACTTAATGTTCCTGGTGATCTAGATAGATTTGATACTCTAATGGAAAAGATATGGAGCAAAGAAATTATTCTAACTTTTCTAGAAGATTTTAAACATCAGGAAAAAGATTTCTTTTACATGTATAAACTGATCTTCTATTACAAGACATCTCCCAAGACTATACTCAAAAAAGATACATTTCTTAACACAATGCCCGTCGCGTCCAAGTAGGAGAGCAAATGAGTTTATCGGATCTTCGTTTTAATGCAGGGTGGTTTCCTTCAGAAAGGGATAGATTGCTTGAAAAATTTGCAGATAAAAACTCTTCAGATGATAAGATAGTTACCCCTGAATTTTTTATCGCAAAGATGACGTGCTATCAATTTGAAAGTGTAATACGTCCGGAGGATAACGCTCTTGTAATTCACTTGAAACATTTGGCTCCAGCTCTTAGGAATAGGAAGTTCTTTGATTATGCTGCACAATTCATTCGTGATAGGATAGGTAAGTTCGCTACCATGGACGCAAGTTTTATTGGCGAAGTTGATAAGGTAAATAAATTGAATAGCCTTGATTTAATTTTCACTCAGTATTACCCGGCAAGAATGCATGACATGGAATTCATCAAAAAGCATACGGCAAAAATTGGATACGATCTTGATCAGACTATAATTCGTGAGCTTGGAGCCGCCGCTAGTGCAAATATACCTTGAATGTCGTGAGATTTCATATGAGTCAATTGTTCTTTATTGGACGGTTGATAAAGAAGCTCATGAACGAGTTACGGATTTTTTGTTTACGGTTGAAAAGTCGGAGTCACCCAATGGCCCGTGGTCACCGTTGCCGGGAACTCCCGTTAGCGCCTTTGGATATATAGATACGGATACTCAGCGTGGAATGATTGATATCCGAATTTATTATCGTGTTCGCGCTAACAATAAAACTGGTAAGGAATACTCCTCAAATACACAGTGCATATTTGAGGAGGAACGTAATTTCATTACCAATTACATCGCTGAATGCGAAGATCGTTACATGCTTCAGCGATATAATGGTAATGAATTTTTGCATTTTTCTCGTAAAAAATTTGGCGATAGATGCCATCATTGTTATGATGAAGTGGAACGTAAATCAATTAAGCCAAAATGTCCATTCTGTTATGGAACTACTTATGAAGGCGGATTCTTTACTCCTACGCGAATTCTTATTAATGTAGATCCAAAAGCGAAAGTTGCAGATAGAAATGAGTATGGAGTATTAGAAAACTTTGCTCATTCTGGCTGGACATCTAATCGAGTTATTATCGAAGAACTCGATATGGTTGTATCGTTAGATAAATCATCTATTAGATATCTTGTTAACCAAGTGATCCCTACTGGTATTCATGGATCTGTAACAAGACAGCAATTGAATCTAACGCAATTAAAAGTTGATAGTCCTTATCAATTACTATCTGTTGATGTAGAAGCCTATCCTATATATGAATTAAATGTTTTCAGAAGAGATTGGCAGATACACTCCTGAGAGTAAACTATGATTTACAAAGATTTCGTTCAAAGTAAAACATTCAATGTTGGATATTATGGCGTTAGAGCCATTATTTTATATTTAGTAGAACGTTTTAGCAATAATCAAGATCTGGAGTATAAAGTATATACTGATGAATTGAATAGAATAGATTCATACGGATCTTTGTTGATTACATCAAGGTATGATTGGGAAACAAAGTTCAGGGGCAAGCGTCCGGCTATTTTTGTGTCACGCGGAAATCTGTTGACCGGGGCCAATGGCACTGTGGCTCAATCCAAATTGTTCAGCGTCACCGACAATGGAGAAACTACTTCCTATATGGATCTGGTTTCTTTCCCTATCGTGATAGAATGTCTAGCAGAGAGCGACATCGAAAGTGAAGCTCTGGGTTCTATGATTGCTACTTTCATAGGATTAGATGTTAGACCTTTGAGAAGTTTAGGATTACAAATACAAGGTGGAATCACTCAATCACCACCAGTATTATTCGAAAAGGATAACATTTCTTTTATCTCTTCCGTAATTATTCAAACTCAAATATCTAGACAATACAGAGCACGGATTATGGGCAGCGAAACTCTTGAGAACATCAGAACCCTCCTTAATCAAAAACTGCTTTCCGAAATAAATGAGGATACGGTATGACATACAAGCTTCCTGCTCCGTCCGTTACCAAATTACTGGTTCAGCCTAGTCAAAATTTGGCAGACAGTCAGCTTCTTCCGTGTTTGGTTGGGCCTCTCAATCAGGTTGTAAAGTCAGCCCCGATCGCTCTTATTTATCCGGTATCCAATGCTACAATAGCTTATCCTGGTATGAAACCTGGCGCTATTATTAGCACAAGTAGTATTGGAGTGGTTGTTAATAATGCTATAGTTCAGATTAATGCATCACCGATAAGTGCAGGTGGAAATTTTGTTGCTGGCACTAATACAATTCATATTGCCAGTGCATTTACGAATGCATTAGCAGGTGATATCATTACATTGAGCGCAGCAGGTGGTGTGTATACTATTGCAACGGTTGTTGATAATGATCATGCTACTACCGTTGAAACGATTCATCATACAACTTCTGCTGAAACGTTTAATATTACACGAGCAATTGCATCAGCTACCGCGAAACTGAATGGAGTGGTTTACAACACTACGTTTATGACCGTCGTATCTATGACTTACGGCACTAATGACTACGTATTTGTAGATGGTGATGCGGTAATCAGTTATGTGGCAGCTCGTAAAGATCTTCTTGGATTTTATACAGTGGACAATCCGGATACTTTGGCTGCGGATATGGATGTGGACATTTTGAATCCGTTGGGATTTGATTTGGGCATTGCAATGGCTGGAGCTGGCGCAGCAACACGATTGGCATATATCACTAGGGATGGCAGTCAAAATTCTTATATCGCAGCTCTTGCAGATTTGGCTACTCGGCGCGGTCCCTACATGATTTCCAGTGTCAATTTTGCAGACTCCACCATCCAGGGGTTCTTTGCTACGCATGCCGAGACAGTTTCGATGCCAAGTGTTAGCATGTTCAGAGCTGCTTTGTTGACCACAGACATTGTGAAACAGCTCACGCTGACCAGCGCCACTTACACCAAGTCTTAAGATCTGGAGATCGCATGTCTATTACAATTACCGTAGCTGGAAAAACACTCCTAACTTCAGGAGTGAGTATTGGGCATGAGATGGTAGTGACAGATGTTACTAATCCTACGTCTACGCCAGCCGGTGTATTACTGGCTGATGGAAGTCATAATCCGATCTTATATGAACAACTTCTTGTTACAGAAGTTGTAAGCGAAACAAGCTTAAAGTTTGATGCATATTCAAATGGCACTGCATTGGGTCTTACTGATGCAAATTTGAATCTGGCATCTACCGAACATTTCACATTCAGTATTGTTCAGCATCTTAGCACTGATCAGCAAGTAGATCATCTCGTGGCCATCGCAAGCTCTTATGATTCTGAAAGAGTTTTGATGATCTGGCCTCCTGAGGCTGAATGGGATCAGAATGGAACAGTAGTCAATGGCTCGACTATGGCGGCGATCTGTTCTGCCGCAATGTCTGTTTATCCAGCACAGCAAGGTTTCACCAATCTGTCGTTCTCCGGCCCTTACAATCTGCATTACTCCAATACATACTTTACGCCTGCGCAACTTAATAGATTGAGTGCCGCAGGATTCTTTGTTTTGGTTCAAGATACTCCTGGTGCAGAAGTCTATTGCAGACATCAGAAAACAACTTCTCAGTCTGCTGAGATTGCTAGACAGGAGTTCAGTATCACCAAGGGATCTGATAAGGTAGGTCTTGACTTATACAATACGGTTAAGCCATATATTGGTAAATACAACATCACTCAGGATCTACTGACAGCTGTGAATGAAGTAATTGGTAATTACTTATTCAAAGCAAAAAGCACTAAAGCTCCATTCTGTGGTAGCCTAATTATTGATTATAGCAATCTATCGCTTCGTGCAAATCTCGATGGTGAGAATACAGATTTACCAAAAGATACAATCGAAATATCAGTAACGATTGAAATGGGTTACCCAGCTAATTACATCGACATTCTGTTATACGTGCAATAGGAGATATCATGGCCGCAAATGGCGTTTCAATAAAAGACCTATTGGGCGTTGATAGTGGGGCGAATGACTGGCAGTGGAGAGAGAACTTCGTCCAGTTGGACGAGAACATGGCCACCCCTGGATTATTCATTGCCGCAGAGTCCACTTTGGTTGCTTTTGGTCCTGCAACAGCCACCTCAGCTTTCGACGTGGTGAAGGTGGGTTTATGCCCCAATATCGCAATCTCTCAGCAGATTCCGCAGCAACGACTTCCCGAGATCGGATCGATCCGGGTACATATCCTGAACGGGGTTCCTATTGGCGGTGGATCGATGTCGCGCTTGGTCTACAACGGCCCTAGCCTTATGCGCTACGCTTACGGCAACCTGTACGATGACAATGGCGCTCCAACTCCCTTGGCACTCGCAGGAATGGCTACTGGAGTAGGCCCCGCTCAGGACTTTACAACAAATGCCTGGAAAAATCTGGTGAAGTCACCGGATAAAGTGATGCAAGGGCATGTGTTCACGGATCTATGGATTTCCTGCTGGGACTCCAGATTGAAAGCGCCATTTGGCCTGTGCATGTATTTCCAGGATATTGCTGGTAATGCAGTAGGTGGTGTTTATGCTGAAGGCACCAAGATCAATTCTCATAACTTGACGCAATCTGCCGGTCAGTTGATTATGATGGAAGGTATCTCATTTGCGTTTGATAGGCTTGTTCCTATCCGTGGCGTTGGAAGGAGTCAATTATGAGTATTGTTAAGATTGCAGCAGCTAAGTGGCGAAAGTTAGCAAAAAGTCTTGTTAGTAAAAGTGGATATCTTAATGAAGGAGAAAAGAATTTTGCAAACAAAATGACTTCTCATATGCATAGTGATATAGGTAAAATACAAAATAGATTGGGAGTAGCTAAACATGATTTGTCTATAAACAATCCACATCACAATCATTTTTTTAACGCTAAGGATTATAAGCATCCTTCTAATTTTAAAAAATATAATGATGATCAAAGCCTAACATTAAAAGAAGCTTTGAAACAAAAAGCTGAAGAAGCTCCAAGGTCAACATGGTTACCTGCTCCAAAGTTTAATTTGTAATAATCAAAGTTGTAACTCAATCAAAACCTCCTTTTGGAGGTTTTTTTATTGCAATAATTTATAAATATATGTTATAATATATTTGGTAATAATTAAATTATCTAAACTCATAGGAGGAAGTATGAATACTTTTTAATAACTATTCTAGGTCTTAACACTCTACTTATGAAATGAAAGGAGGATGAGATACGCAAAGTAATGATTAAATCACTAGGTTCCTTAATGTGGGATCTTGCAATAATATTAAGTGAAACTGAAATATATATTTATAAAGTATCACAAGTAGATATAAAGCTAGCGATGGCAACGAAACGAGAAAATGAAGATTGGGTAGAATGCTGGTTAAGATATTTAGAGGCTCCAGATGAACGAAGAGTGGATAGACAACGAGTATGCTTACACCGGTAAACGTAATGATGGTGCAAGAGTAGGGGGATTCTGGCTTAATGGAAAGTTAGAATGGTGGGCCTATCCTTCAAATTATTCAATGAAATTGAATAATGCGCTAGGCCCCTTTTCAACAATGAACGCAGCGAAGGATGCGTTAGATGGATGCGTGAGGATAAAATGACGGATGCATTAAAGCGTTTATTGAAATTAGATTTATCTAATTTTCAAGAAGGTGATAGAATAGTATTTTGTCCAGATTGTGAATTTCAAGATAAAGTTAATAGACGTTCACTAGCTAATTGTAAATGTCATTGTCATCTGGAAACAATTAGAGTCACAGATATACTTATTGGTTATATAAAATCAACTAAAGTTAAAGATATTTATGAACAGGCTCTTAGAAATATAGTATTGAATGATAATAGAGATTTCCAAAAAGCAGTAGCTGAAGATGCATTAATACTTGGAAGCGAGGTGACTTATGATGTTTGATTTAAATCTTATTGGTTACGCAGACAATGATATAGTAATTGTTTGTTCAAATTGTAAAATGTTGCCAAAAGATTCTGGCATAACTCCAAAATGTCAATGTGTAACTAAAGCACAATTTGACAAAACTAGAGACTTATTTTATATGTATGAACAAGCATTGAAAGACATTCTTTATACCATGCAATATTTAAAAAGAGAAGTAGAATCAAGTGGCGATAAATTCAATGGTAGTGAAGCTGTTATATTAAATAATAATCTAAATTTTATAAAAGGAATAGCTCAAGATACGTTAAAAATTGTAGAATCATACAATGTTGTATAGAGTCGCCCTTCTACAAGATTTTGATAGAACTGCACACTTTTTAGATTTAGAAGGTCCAGAAAAAATTACGTTTAATGATATCGCTAAATGGGAAAGGCATGTTAATGATCGATGCAGGCACATATCTTTTACGATAATGTCATGGAGTCCGATACATCAGGAGAAAATATGATACATGATATCAAGAAATATTCTACATTCAATAATGGAGAAGAAGATCTTGTAGCTGTTCCAGAAAAAGTATATCTTGATTTAAGAAAGAGTGAAGATATTCTACAAGCATTACAAGCATACGGAGTTGATAATTGGGATGGATACTCCCAAGCGATGTCAGAAATAGAAGATGAGGAGGAGTAATTGATAGTAGAAATAGCGCCAGACCTTAACATCACGATTGATGATGTAGATAAACGTATTGTAGAAAAACGTAAATGGTATTTACATTCAAATAAGAGAAGTATCATAGCCTGCTTTTGGGATGGTGATAGAAAAAGAACATTTACGTTAGGAAGATATATTTTATCTGAGTATGGACATATCTTTGATGAAAATGAACTGGTATGCTATAAGGATCATGATTTTTTGAATAATAAAAAAAGTAATCTTGTTGTTAGAACTAAGTCCGAGAATAATAAGAACAGGAGACCCAAGATGATTAAAGGTAGTCTAACTAGAAGATCATTGCCTTATGGTGTATATCGTAATAAAAAAGGTAAAAAGTATAGTTCTGCTATTAGAATAAAAGGAAAATTGATTTGGTTAGGATCTTTTGCATCTAAAAATAACGCAGAAAGAGCAACCAGTGAGGCAGTAGAACGATTTGGATACCAAAGGAAATCAAATGGATGATTTGTTATGTAAATGCACTCAGCAAAGAGGACTCGAAAGATTTGCTACATCCAATAAATTTGATCTAAATGGAGGTAGGTATACATCATTCCAGGTTTTCAAGTGTTTATCATGCAATAAGGCTACATTCTTCCCTACTGAAAATGGAGAACTTGCGTTGAAGGAAGGGACAGAACGTTGTTTGCGTGAACTAAAAGAATGCATAGAAATGAATGCCTATAAGGAATCGTCCTATATAGGTGTCTGATCAAAACGAATTCACTATGGAGGAATTGTGAATCAAACTCAAAGACATCCATTAACGTGGGTGCCATCTCTATTCACTATTGAGGGAATGGGAGGCATCATACTTGGACTTGTAATTCCAACTATTTATAAGAGTTTGGGATTATCAAATACAAAGATAAGCTTTTGGCTTTCCTTAGCGGGAATGCTAATGCTTTGTCGGCCTTTGATTGTGCCATTCATCGAAATGACATGTTCAAAGAAGAATGTGGTTATCTTTTCGCAAGTATTTATGTCTTTGAGTTTTATTGCAGTTGGTTTTTCGCTAAAGACATCTAGTTTCTTTTTGGTATCATTATGCGTTGTGGCAGTTCTCACTTTACTTGTTCAAATTCATGACCCCTGCGCAGACGGAACCTTCATTGAGGTTCTGGATGTAGCAGCACAAACCAAGTATGTGGGGTGGATGTCAGCCGGTTATCAGATTGGCAAAGTCATTTGTCAAGGCGGCATTGTTCTGGGTGCTGGTTATCTTATCGAGAATATGAAAATGGAAACCTCATCCGCTTGGATGGCTGCCATGATCATATCAGGTTTTATACTGCTAATCGTTGCTGCGTATCATGGAGTGGTAATACCTCCCACTCCTAGAAATGAAAATGCTAGGGTTGAGACTACAAAAGAATATTTCTCTAAGTTTTATGAAATCACAAAAGAATACTTCATGAAACCTGGTATTTGGTGGTGTATTCTTTTCTTTTTCTTCTATCGATTGGCTGAAGAACAAGCGATGAATATCTTTGGGTTGTTCTTAATTGATTCACCTGCAAAAGGTGGATTGGGAATGACTATCAAAGAACTGGGTATGACTTATGGATTCTTCCCGCCAATAGCTCTTTTCATTGGAGCTTTAGTAGCTGGTCCTGTAATGGAGAAGATGGGAGGGTTTAGAAAAGCAATTCCTCTTTTTGCGGTAATTTATAATATACCACTTCTTCTTTATGGAATTGTTGCTTATACACTTCCAAATAATCCATACCTAATTACATTTATTTGTTGCTGCGAATATTTTGGATATGGATTTGGATGGAATGGACTATTAGTGTGCAACCAACAGTATGCCGCTCCGGGAAGATTCAAAACTGCGCATCTGGCAATTGGGACTGCCATTGTCCATGGCGTCTCCAAATTGCCAGTTGGGTTATCTGGCTATATGTCTGACCTACTTGGATACAAACACTTCTTTGTTCATTACACATTAGCAATGATGATTCCTTCGATTATCATTGCCTTTGTAGTTTCAAAGAAATTGCGAGAAATAGAACGATAACCAAGGAGAGTTTATGAATCCAGTCTTTTATCTTCCGCTGATAACAATGTCCATTCTTGGTGTTTGGACTGCTTTGATCATTAAGATCAAACGTAAGCAACATCCTGATGCATTGTTTAAGTTATTTATGGTTGAAATTTGGGAGCGATTTTCGTATTATGGCATGAGAGCAATGTTGATTCTATTCCTTTCTGCTGCTGCTACAGGTGGACTCCGTGGCGGCCTGGGAATGAATAGATCAGAAGCAATTGGTATTTACGCAGCATTTGTATCTTTGGTTTATATTACACCTCTTTTAGGTGGGAAACTGTCAGATAAAATTCTAGGTATAAAGACAGCAGTTATACTTGGATCATCTATGATGGCTATGGGTCAATTCTGTCTGGCTTTTAGTGGCGGGAATAGAATCTTGGTCTATCTTGGGTTAGCAATATTGACGGTTGGTAATGGATTTTTTAAACCAAACATATCTGCGCTTATAGGTAAATTATATAAGCCGGGAGACGCTAGACGTGATGGAGCGTTTACTATCTTTTACATGGGTATTAATATAGGAGCGTGGGTAGCACCATTACTTTGTGGTGCTCTTCGTGATTCTATTGGATGGAGTCCGGCTTTTGCTACCGCTGGTCTTGGCATGATTCTAGGTTTGATAATCTTCATTTGGACGATGCGAACAGAAAAAGAAATTGCGAACTTCGCAGCGGCACCTACACCAGTTACTATTATAAAAGAAACGAATACCGTTACTCGCACCAAAGCATTTATCATTATTATATGCGCAATTCCAATTACTTGTTTGTTAATTATTAAAAACGGCTTGATGGATTGGTTATTAGGTGGAACTATTATTAGTATGATCTCTTATATGCTTTATCTTTCTATAAAAATGGAAAAAATAGCACGCGAAAGAGTTGTTGCTTTAATTTCTCTTTTTGGTTTTTGCGTTGTATTTTGGTCTCTTTTTGAATTAGCTGGATCAGCTATTAACATTTTTACAGAGAATAATGTAGAGAAATCTTTATTCGGAGTTAAACTAACTACGGAAAGCTTTCAAAGTTTCAATGCGGCATTTGTGGTTGCCCTTGCTCCATTGATGGATAAACTGTGGTCATGGATGGCCAAAATAGGAAAGATGGCTCAAGCTCCAATCCAGTTTGGGTCAGCTTTAATATTAGTTGGTCTTGGATTTGTTTTACTCAAATTTGGAGTTCCATTTGCATCCAAATTGGGTATGATGCCAGCAATGTTTTTGGCTGGCATGTATCTTCTTCATACTGTTGGTGAGTTATCGATTTCACCAATTGGTTTATCACTGGTCACGAAACTTGCGCCGGCATCTATGGTTTCGTTCTTTATGGGATTCTGGTTTCTTGCTACAGCTTGTGCTGGTCAGGTTGGCAAATGGATCTCACGCGCTGCGATTCCTGATGTCGTTGGAGCAACACCACTTCAAACGTTACATACATCAGTGCATACGTTTGTTATATGTGGAGTAATATCTATTGGATGTGGTTTGATTTTGTATACAATGAATCCAATTATTAAGCGTTGGATGCATCAAGATCAAATCCAGAATTAAATTAATAGCCCCAGCAATGGGGCTTTCTTTTAGATATTACAGTTTAAACGCAATCATCTGACCCGCAAATCTTGTATCCGGTGTTAATGGAATATACAAAAGAACATAATTCTTACTTGCGAATTGAATTCCACATCGATTCCTTAAGTCAATGCCAGTATTTGGATCGGTTATACGGACATCAACGTCTGTGTTTAAATTGTGGTGAAAAGTTATTTCGTAATGGCCTGTGATAGGGTTGACCACCCAATCAGCCACTAGGAAATTGAGAGGGTCGCTCTTATGGCCAGGATGAACACCTTCGTAGGGGCGTCCGTCAGCCATTTCTGGAACCATAGAGGGGGCCGCGCTTAAACTGCCCGTGCCGAAGTCATTGAACTGGGCTCCAGCGTATAAGCCACTATAATCCCACATACGATACTCGGGGCTCTTGATAATACCGAATGTCTTAGCCACGTTATATGCATACTTGAATTCGCGTTTCTTCTCTTCCACACGCCTGGACCATAATCCGGCAAGTCCAATATAATTTGGGCCTCTTCCCCATGGATTAGTAGAAACGCCATTGTCATTGAATGGCATATCATTTCTGTAATACAATACACCGGCAGATTCCAAAGCAAACATTGAAGCAGCGATTATCAACCAATCGAATGCTGGAAATTGTTCAATGGTTATAGCATTAAGCAATGGGGGTGTGCTATTCCAATCACTCAATGCCATTTCAATGTATAAACCTATTTCTTGATCGGTAGTTTCTTCTCTTCGCCATAGAGCATTGAGCTTTGGTTGATCTCGTAAAAACATGCGCACTAAATTAGTTAAAACCCTTTTGTTCATGGGCATATTTGGTTTGACTTGACCCAAATTGCATTCCTGATCCATGAGAAGCTCCAATCACTTTCTGAATTTTACCGCGTTCCCAGGTATAAACGCAGAAAAGGGCCACGCAAGCGCGGCCCTCTCCTGCGTACCAGCACCCTTTAAGCGGACTCTGGGGTTTGTGCCGGGGCTGGAGCTGGGCTCGTGGGAGCAGCAGTCTTGGCAGCCGTCTTTTGTGGAGTAGGGGCTGGGACAGGCTTGACGGCAGGAGCCACAACTGGAGCTGGCTCCTGGGGCAGATAATTCGTCGGAACCCCATCAATTACAAGGGGTTCCGACTTCGCAAAGTCAATTGTCGGTGCAGGAACTTGAATGGGCTCGCCATTCTTATCCACGGGAGGATTCAAAGACAAGTAACTTTCGTTGAAAAGTTCCAGGGAGGGTTTGAACTTATATGCATCTGCTTCGTCTTTTGTATTAAACACTTTGACGAGGCCACGGGCTTCCATCTCTTTGTAGAGTTCTGGATAATCAGTTCGTCCAACTTTCCCTTCCGGCAAAACAAAATCAGCGGAAGTGATGGTTCCGAAAAGTGATTTTACATACGACACGGTAACTCCCATTTTCAACTAATTATTGATTAGGTCAAACTGGCGATGCCAGTGATCTTGGAAACAGAGGAAACGTTGCCGACTTCGATACCCTGATTGGTCCAGGAATACCACTCCAGCATATTACCCTTGCGATCCATTTCCTGTTGGACATCGCGCAACATAAAGTTGCTGCCCAAGAATTCAGGAGCCGCCACGCAATAGATATAATCATCAGGCCACACACTGGTAATGGAACTATTCACAGCGTTAATGGAAGTGATGACTTCGTAGCCCAGGAATGTCTTCTCAGGAGCCACGCCATTGAACGCAATGCGATCAACGGAGTTGTAGCCAATCTTATCGGGTTCAAGCTTTGCCAGATTGAGCCAGGTGCTCTCAGTCATAATCAAACGAGCAGCTCGACGCCTGCGGCCCAGGACGGCCCGGACACCAGCGATAACCGCATCTTTGAACACACCTTTGACCGTACCAGCACCAGCCGGAATCACGTTGGTAGAGGTCTGCGCGGCGGCAGCAGCATCCAAACGCAGTTTGAACATGCCGTCCACCTGTTCCTGGAGATCGAAAACGAAGTTGTTATTAACAACATCGATCAAAGGAAAACGCATAGTCATCAACTCTTCCTGAGTCTTCTTATAATGCTCAGTTTCGAGTTTGGCAAACCAAACTTCATACTTACGGCCTTCAACAAACTGCGCAGAACCACGCCCACGGAAACCAAGTGTGAAAGCCTTCGAATCAGGTTCCAACCAAACGCGCTTCAGGGGGAAGTCGTTCTGAGTATTCGTATCAATCTGGGCTTCGGTAAGAACAATTGGTGCAATACAACGATTTGCTACGCAAGTTTCACGGATACGATCTCGAAGATAATCTTCGGTCAATCCCGCGACTTTTTCCATTCCGTCGCTGGAACCAGTGAACACATCCCATAGCTGGGAAGCAAGAATTTCTGACATATAATCTCCTTGAGCTGTTTAGCTAATTAAGAATTGGCGACCTATTACACCAAGATACGGAATTGAACGATCTTACCGATAGGAGTGCCCAAGGCAAAGTCAGTGGAAGCAGCTTTTGTTGCGATGCACTTGGCGAAATAAGCACCAGAACTGAGATCGCCAGCAGAAGCCTTCGCAATCTTACCACTCACGCAAGTAAGCAGATCACTGGCACCAATAGCACCGTTTGTGGAGTCGTCAATCTGATCGGTTTCGGCTTCAAACACACCGAAAACGACAGAATATTTCTTCGAAGAATTACCGCTCAAATCTTCAAAGACAAATTCCACCTGACGATAATCGGCAGAAGTAGCAGCAGCCACCAGGGTGCCACTGCCATCAGTCTTGACGACAGCTCCCTTGACAAAAGTTGCACCGGTAGACGCACGGCTCACAGTGGCTACCGAGTAAGAGCCTTCCTGAAGGCCACTTAGGATGTTGAAGATCGCCATGAGTTCTCCTCTTTAGCAAGTTTTTGAGAATTTAAGAATTTTGGTTAAGCAAGACCCAATTCTTCCATGATTAAAGCTTGTCTTTCATGGAATTTATTGTCAGCATTGGAAGCGGTTTTCGTCATCTCTTCGCCAGCTACCCGGCCAAAAGATACCTTTCGACTCAGTGTATCCGCAATTTTCAACATTGCATCAGCGCCACCATTTTCCTGGGCTTCTTTCAGCATATTCTCGGCTTCTTCATAGGACACGCCAACTTTACCAGCCAATTGTTCGGCTTTTTTATTGAGGCCTTCTGAGTGCTGACTTTTCTGCTGGAGCTGCGCGGTCATTTCCTGAATGATCGCTGCGCCTTCATCAATGATCTGGAGGGCTTGCTGTAGGGCCTGTTCGAGTTCAGCGCTCATTATTTCACCTCCGCAAAGAGACGCTTGCCACGGAGTGCAGCCAGCTTCATGAGCGCGGCCACCTTGATCTGGGTGCCGTCCGGTCGAGCGATTACTACTGCGCCACCACCTGCCTCTGCGCCAGCACCAGGAGTCTCCCCTTCAGCCGCCTCTTCCCCAGGAGCACCACCCCCTGGAGGCTGATCTCCACCTGCGCCCGCTGCCATTTGACCAAGTGAAGCCTTGAATTTCTCAACATTAGCCAAATGAGCTTGAGCGGATGCGAGAATATCACCACCGCCTTGCTGCTGAGCAGATTCTGTGGGGCCACCATTTTGATCGTTAGCATTTTTCTCAACGGGATCAAGCAATAACTCATCTTGAGCCTCTTTGATAATTTGATCGATTATTCCCATATCACCCCTCAACCATAGAATTTAGAGCCTGTGAGATTTCGATAGCTTTTTGTTCATCAATAGTCTTCTTCATAATGCCATCATGCAAATCTGTCTTGACAGCCTTAATAACTTCATTAACTAATGTTGGATAAGCAGATCCCACCGCTTGAACAAAAGGAAGGATTTTATCAGGTTGGCCTGCTTCAATAGCTTCAATTACAGCATCGTGAACTTGTTGAATATTCAAACCACCAGATTCTGGATTGGCAACAACATTTCCATTCTCTCTACTGCCAGATGCTTGGGGAATATCTTCTGTAACTGCACCGCCAGTAATTGGAGGAGCTGTGCTATCTTCGACAGATTGAGCACCCTCATGTTGATCAAGTATTTCAGCTAATTTCTCCATTACTAAATAGGCAGTGTAATTAGCAGTTTTCTCCAAAAGAGGTAACATGCTTTCCAAGAGTTCGTTCTGACTATCTTCGGCTAATTTCTGAAGCACTTCTGGTTCAGTTTCCTCAAGAAATCTACGTAGATCCATGTGACGCCTCATTTACCAGTGAATAGATTTTTGACACCTTTTGCAGTATCAGCAGCAACTGTTTTGGCGCCTGAATAAAGAGCTTTAGGATTCATGGCACCAAGTCCGCCAATGAGACCTAGTTTACCAGGATTGTTGGCTACAAATTTACCAATTGGTCCAACCTGTTCACCTCTTTCCATTTTGTTCTGAATATGAGCACTTGCCATGTAAGGGACAGCGAACCCGAGTCCAGCTCTTGCCGCCATTCCTGCGACCCCTGCCTGCTTGTTTAATTCTTCAATAGCATACGGATCATTACCTATAAAAGTACCGTGATCTGGATGATCTGACATTAAAGCTCCGATACCAGCACCAAGTAATCCATAAGCACTGAATTTGTGTTCCGCATTCTTTCTGTATAATAGATAAAGCGCAGATAGAATGGAACCCATTCCCACCATGCCGGTAACACCAGCTTCTTTTCTTAAGCCTTTATCTGTTTCGTAGATTCTATGATCAACCTTGCCTATTGATCTATCATCGATTACATGAGATGGAATAGATCGTGATAGCTTGACGGCATTGTGCGTAATATCAATATCAGCTAATCCATGAAGCCTATCATCAAGTCCTTTTACTTTGGGCTGAGATAAAACTGCTTTTTTGTTTAGGTATTGATTAGCTAGATCTTCTCGACCTTCGTGCTTCATTAGAATGTAAGCGAATTCGTTGGGTTTGGCTATTATGCCAGCATGAGTTAATGTTCCCCACGCTTCTGAAGGGTTTAGCTTCGCTAAATCCTTCAGGAGCGTGTGCGGAAGATCTTTCTCCGTTTCGCATACTCTAGCAATAGTGCCTTCCATATGAGTTGGAAGCTTTTTATAAAGAACAGCATGTTTCATTAAGCTCGAAGAGTTTGATTCAGCAAGCTTATCAAATCTACCAATATCATAGAATGAAGCTAAGTCACAACTAAAATCAAGCGGATCATTAGCTCCACCTTCTCTTGCGATTTTCTCAAGTTGAAGTCCTGCCAAGAATGCGGGCTTTGTCACTTCACTAATATCAAAGAAACGTGGAAATAAGTTCTCCGCATAAACTCTTCGACCATCGGGAAGGATCTTTTTCATTTCATATTTGAGATGTGGGCAATATTTCAAAGTAGTTTTGTTACGTTGACCACAAATGGAGCAGCGATCCCATGGAAGTTTTGCTCCCATAGAGACCGCTACTCGCTCATTGGCGTCTATCTTAGCTGCCGTGTCAGGTGCTTTGTCCCTGTCAACGCCAATGATCAATAAGACAGTTCGCATCTTTGGGTTCCAGATTGCAGCAGGAACATATCCAAAATGAGGATCACCGCGATCAATCTTATTCTTATGATGCTTAAAGAAATGAGCATCGTTGAATGTCTCAAAACGTCTCTTTGCTCTCATATCAGGAGCGAGACGTTCATCTTTTTCTGCTAGTATTCCTTGCACGGGAGTATTTTGAATCCCAAGCAAACCTTCGTTGGGAAAATAATCACCATTGTTATTAGATCCCCAAGTTTCACCATCACCCATAGATGTTACTAGAATATAACTATGATTCTTTTTACGAACCATATTCCTAATAGCTTCATCTACTTCTTTAGGCAAATCTCTGCGTGATGCAGTTTTAGTAAATTCAGATTCATATCTTTCTTCTAATGACAAAGAAAGATAATTTTCATCGTCTATGTTAGAAGAAAGTAATTTATACATTACATCTCACTATGTTTGCGAGCAAGCATTGCTGCACCCAATATGCTTCCACCTATAATACCAGATTTTACAAAACGTCCCATGCTAGGATGTTTCATTAATGGCTTGATATATCTTTTGGATAATCTGGCTTTATGTTTATTAAATAATATATTTGAAGTGGTGTTTTTTTGAATCTTCTTCAAATTACTAGGATGGAATCCGGTATGCTTTCGATAAGCCTCACGAGCTTTATGCGCCTGCGTAAGATGATGTGCATATTCTTCTTTGATTTGTATTCTGCGAGGATTTGTTTCACTCAAAGACTCATGCTCTTTATGCAATTTCTTTAGCATATCAGTATGATGGAATTGCTTTTTCAGATGATGCTTAGCTGCTGCGGAGTGAATAACTCCCCGTAATTGTCCAGCTTCAGAAAGAGCCTTTTGTCTTTCTGGAGTAGCTTCAAATTTTGCAGCCAGTTTAACCAGACTCATCTATTCCACCTTTTTGAATCTTTCCCTGGCAAAACCACCAAGTGGAAGTCTATTGTAAGTAGCTGCGTCAATTACTTTGTCGCCCATACGATAAGACCCAGCAGCAACACCGCTCAATTGATGAGTAACAGGTTTTAATGTAGAAGCCATAGCTCCGGCAGGCTTTGATCTTTTTAAACCACCTTTAATAAGATCAGAAACCGGAGTTTCTAATCTATTAGCCAACTTTCCAGCAGTTCGATTTCCCATTTCTCCTAAATGGCTAAGATGGCTTGTAATCAAATTACCAGCATTTTGTAAAACGCCAGCATGCTTTTCCATTTCACAAGCTACTTTGAAAAGTTCTATATCATCATATTCAAGTGCAATCTGCTTGAGCATATCTATTCCTCAGTTGATCTTGTTTCAAATGGAGTATGCTTTTCCATATTTTCAATTACTTTAATTGTAGAAGTATTCTTAAGTTTTTTTCTTTGTATATAATTCTCGGCTTGTTTATGTTTATTTAAAATTCCGCCGATTCCAAAACCAATAGCACCACCACCAGCAATTCCTGCGACAACTGGTAACTTTAAACCCGAGGTTACACCAGCACCAATAGCAGCTCCAACACCAGCACCAATACCACGACTGGCCCAAAGTGGCTTTAACTCAAACCCTTCATTGTCAGCAGCCAATTTGATAATTGACACTTAATCTCCAAGAGTAATTCTTATTAAACGGCTATCCGAAGATAGCCGTTTCGTAAAGATTATTTCTTGTGATGATGGGTTGCGCGATGGACGCCGTAACCCAGGCCAGCGAGAGCAGCACCAGCGGTACCATAAGCAATGCCAGGGCGAGACAAGGCTTTCAGGCCAGTTTTGGTACTGAAGAGATGCTTGAGCTTCTCGCCCTTAGGAGCATGGTGATAAAGGTGCCTTGCTTCCTCAGCCTTCCAAGCGCCACCGCCATAACCATGCTTGGCAGCCGTGCCAAGGTGGTGCTTCATCCGCTTGAAGAAACCTTCCTTATGCTGCGTGGAAGGATATTCTTTGCCAGCGCGATCATAAATACCGCTGCCAGCAGCAGTCTTGTAGAATTCGTTGGCGTCATCCGCCATTTCGTTGGCGATCTCGATCATGGCTTCGGCCATCTTCACGAGGGTTTCCTCGCCAGACTCGTCGGCCAGCTCAGCGTAAACGGAAGCAAGCTTATTCATATCTTCAGCAAGCTCCAAGCTCTCTTCAAGAGCTTCGCCACTTTCAGCAGCGGTCTTCACCAGGGCAGCACCCAGGCGCTCACCGGCCTGATAAGTATCCAAGGCGAGGGTAGCCAAGCCCTCATCTTCGATCTCTTCGGCGATCTTTGCCATGGTTTCACCCACGGAAATGAGCGTGCGAGACTGATCAATGACATGGATTTCCTGCGCGATTTTTTCCATGTCGGCTTCTTCAGCCGTTTTGTTGAGACCGACTTCTTCAGTCAGTTGTTCGATCAAGAGCGACATATAATGTCTCCTTTTGGAAATTGTGTTGCGCAACAGTTGATTATGACCTAGCCGTGTCTACCTGATTCGGTTGCTTTTTTGCCAACCTCATTTTTTCTGCCTTTGTGAATTTCCACAATCTTAGCAAGATTCAATCTTCGCTGATGATCATCCTCACCAAGAGTTCTTATTCTATCCATTCCACCCAGGAAATTACCCGCAAATTCAAGCGGCTTGTCTTGATACCCCTGGTTGTTTTCAATTTCTCTTAATTTGCCAACGGTATTAACATCAACCCCACCAAATGAATCGAAATTCCGAATGAGTTGAGGTGCTACTAATGGGTCCATTGCAAGACTGGGGCTATGACGTGCAACTACATCAAAGTAATCCCGAGCATGAGGAATACCACGAATATCAGCATTGTTTTCAGAGATGGTTTTGAATGCATTGTTCAATTGGCGTTCGCGCATCATTCGGGCCGCGATACCACCAATACCCCGCGCAGCAGCAGCGGTCACGCCAATTGCACCCATCGCCAGAGCATAGGGCGCGGCAGCGGATAGTGCTTTACCTGCCCCCGACCAAATACCAGGACTTTTTTCAAGGAGAGCATTTTCGGCGGCGGTTCCTGCTGTTCCCAGAATATTTACATCGGCAATTTTATCAAGACTCGGTGTATTACTAATCATTTCTCGACGAATATTCTCTTTTGTTTGCATCGCTCTGCCTTTTGCTTCTTGGAGAGACCCATAGAGTATCGTACTCTTCATCGGATTATTAGCAATAGTTCCTGCAATTTTGCCACCCACAGTAGCACCACCTTTTAAAGTAGCTCCAGCAGCAGCGGACATTAACCCAGCTTTCTTTTCAAGACAATTGATAATCTTGTTTTGATTATCTATTTCTTTTAATTTAATCTTGATTTCATTTGATGCAACCTTCTCAATATCAGAAGTGTAGAAATCAGGATTTTCATGAGCCAACTTTATTTTCAGCTCAGCAATCTTACTTAAAGCATTATCTTTTCTTTTCCTACAGCAATCAATAGCAGCTCTAATATCACTGATAGTGTAAGAATTATTTTCTTCCGCAACTTTATTCAAACCTTCTCCATTATATTCTAAGGGAGTAATGACATTTGCTTTCTTTTCAATTTTCTCACTATGCCCAAGCTTCTTTTTAATTTCATCATAATGAGCTACGTCAAAAGTTTGTTCGCCAGTAGAAGCCAGTTTCATTAGATAGCATTGCTTATTAGCTTCTTCCACAAGACGCTTTGTGTGCTCAATTGACAAATTATTATCCGATGCGTATTTTGCGATAGAATCATTCATATCGCAGTTACTCTTAAGATACGCATCGGCAATTTTATTGGCAATAGTGTTTATATCCATATTCCATCTTCTCTCGATACAAGTTCATGATCTCAAAAAAAACTTGAAACGTCAATCATTCTGCCAAATTTGCTCGTCGGCATCATCTTCGCCACGTCTATACCGGGTGCTGGGTTTTTGGCCGGTGCGAACCAACCACGTCACCCGCATATAGACCAAGGAATGAAAACTATCGTCTGGTTGAGTATGAATGTATCGCATTTGTCTAAGCTTATCAGAATATTCAGAGCTTATATTCAAGTAATCTTTACCAATATCCTCAAATTCTGACCATACAAAAGGCTCAATCTTTTCTGCTTTCAACGCATTAAATGCATCGGTCATAACTTCTGTTCTGTTGGTTACATAAGTTGCAGCGTCTTCGTCATAGGCTACAAAATGTTTTATATAAGCATGACGGTATGTAACATATATGATATTACTTGGAAGCAGCGTTCTCATTCTATCATTAAGACCAAAACCAAAACCCAAATCAGCTCCAACGTATCTGACTTTAAAGTGAAGTAATGTTTTACACATGGATGGTATCAAATTCTCGGATGCAGCTTCTTTACCTAAATACCTTTTCGAGAAAACTATAAGGAACTTATTGACTCGTGTATCAAAATATCCAATAGTTAAAATAGAAAATCCTGTATTACCACCGCCCCAATCAATACCAGCGTAGAATTCAAAGCTTTTACAATCTTCTGGAATATCAATCCATTGTTGTCGAGTGGGATGACATACAGATATTAATTCATCACGGGAAATGGGTTTTGATCCGTTATCATAAGATTCTCCAAACACTTCATTCATTAATGCGCCTGTATCATAATTGCGCATCTTAAAATGAAGTTCCTTCCAATCTACATCACACTTGGGTAATATGATATAAGGAAGTTTAAATCCTGCAACTTCAGATTCCCGAGCTTGAACCCAATATCCTTTAAGCGTATTAAGTTCATAATCACATTTCGTACACCACAATCCCGGTCGATCCAAATGAACTAGATCAATTCCAAGTTTATTGTGATGGCCGCATCTTCTGCATTTAACATGCCATTCACATCCGCTACTGCTTTCATATATCGTGTGAATAGGATTATCAAACGTTTTTGGTGTTCCACTAGAAACAAATTGTGAATCTCTCTGCTTCTGTGCGCAAGCGTCAATAACTGGAATCACTTCGATGAGCATGTCTTGAATCTCATCTTTCAAGACAAGCTTTGCCGTGATACCGCGAATACTATCCGCGTCAAAGTAAGCTGATCTAAAATACATTGTTGAATAGTTCTTGAGACGTTTTTCCTCTATTCTAAATCCTCTGATGCCAGGATAGAAATTTGCTTTTAGAAGTGGTGATACTTCAAAAGCTTCATCAATCTTTTTACGCGAAAACACACCCGTCTGCTTGCCCGTGGGTGATACATACAACGCACTCATGTGCGGACGGAGACATACATTCGATAGGAGAATACCAGAAAGCGAAGTGCTCTTTTCTGTCTGTCTAGCAGCGATGAGGATTGTCCTCTTGAACTGATTATTAATAATTGGATATATATATGGACGATCAGTAAATCTCCAATCATGTCCATCGAGTTTTACTACTCGTTGGAGAAAATCGGTGTTTCGTATTTTAATGAGATCCATTGAGCACCTGCAAAAATTAAGGAAATAATGTTATAATATATTTGAAGTTGAATTATGTCTATCGCATAATTGACTTCTTTTTTTTATCTCATAGGAGAAGAGATGGAATATATTACGGATTGGAGATTACTCAAAAATAAAGTAGCTGAGTGTATGCGACAAAGTGGTTGGGCAGACTTGTGCAAAATTACAAAAAACGCTTCTAAAGAAGCTAATAGTTATTTATATTTTTATTTTATAACAGTCGAAGAAAAGAATGTTAATAAAAATGATTTAAAAGATAAACTTATGTTTGCTAGTTTTAGAGCTAAATTTTTAGCGTCCTATGCTGTAGATATAATAGTAGAATATGATTTTAGTTCAGAACTTTATAACGAACTTCGTAGATCAGCTCCATTAGATAGATCGCTTACAATTTCAAATATATTAAGATTACCTTATAATTGTTTTGCTATTAATATAGATAAAACCAGAAAGTGGAGATATGCTTTAATAATAAAAGAAGAAGATTCTATCATAATTGCAACCACCGAAGCTCTTAGCATAATCCCAAATAATACTACAATGGGAGAAATTTATGATGCATGTGAAAGCGAAAATTCTATTACTCTTCAAACTGCTTTTATAAAAATGATAGCATATATAACTAACAACAAGGACGTAATTGAATTTAATAAAATTGTAGAATTACATAATGGAGAACCAAGCAAAAAACGTAAGAAAAAACCTATCAAAATTAAACAAGTAACAGGAGTCGTGGGAACTATATTTCATAGATCTATGCAACGCTGGAAACAAGCGCAAGAAACAGAATATCAAAATAATCCAGAACTTCGTAATAAGCAAAGACCTCATTGTCGTGGAGGGCATCACCAAATTTATTGGACCGGAAAGGGTCGTACTGAGGCAAGACTGGTTTTTGTGCATCCATATGATGTAAATATAGTAGATAAAGAAGATAAAGAAAATATGGAAATTCAATACAAAGTTAAGTAAATGTGTTACACTTCAAATAGAAGCTCTTTTTCTATTTGGAGTGTAGCAATGTCCGAAGCCTCATTTAGTTTAGCTTTTATAACCTTGATGCGCAAAACATACGGAAGAGATATCTGGATTGAGAAAGTCATTCGTCCTGATAAAAAAGCAGAACCGGATATTCAAGGTGTCTTCAAAGGAATGCCTTTCTTTTTTGAGTGTAAGTTACTCAATAGTAAGAGTTTTACAACTTTACATGAGTTCAGTGATTTACAAATAGATGTATTAAAGACACGATCACTCTCTGGTGCCGTATGTTTAGGATTATTGTTCTGTGATAAAGAAGTAAAATACTTAAAAGCAGAAGAATTGGTTAATCGAGTTACGAAGAAGGAATGGGAGAATGCTTACATGTTCAATATACTAGGAATATACTTAGATTGGAAGAAGAAAATATGCCAAATGTAAAAATCTCACTTCACGAAAGTGATCCAAGTAAGTTTTATATTGAGACTGATAGAGATGTATCGATGTTCGGTTGGAAAACTGAAAGAAAGTTTCATTCATACTTAATGGAAATGTCATGCTGGAACCTTCTTGATTTGTATATCAATAAAGATCGTATAGGACTAGAATTAGAGCTTGACTCACGTGTAGAACCAATATTTGAGATGCTCAGAAATGAAATGAGAAAATATAATGAAGCTAAAAAGATAAAAATATTATCAATGACTGATATCAATGATATGTGGGAAGAAGAAGGTTTCCCAAGGCTCTTTCCAAAAATTGAAGCTGAGGCATATCAGAAACGTATGGTTTTATGGTTATTAGCAGCACAAAAAGCATGTTGCTTCATGGAACAAGGAACTGGAAAAACTCCCACGGGTGTTTTCCTTTTGGGCAAACTTTTACATGAAAAACTAGTAAGTAAACCGATAGTATTTGCTCCGGTATCATTACTTAACAACACAGCGTGGTTCAAGGATCTTGAAAGATTCACGGACTTCCTCCCTATTAACCTTCGAGTTGATCGGGAGGTCACGATGAAAAATGAAATCCATTTCGTTAACTATGATAAACTACAACACTGGTGTTTTATCAAAACAAAAACCGCAGAACACTCATATGACAAATGTAATTATTTCGAACGAGAGAAATTTGATGCAATATTCTATGATGAATCATCCACACTTAAAACTCATTCGTCATATAGAAGTAAAGCATTTGTAAAAATATCTAGGCATGCAAAATACATAGCACTTGCATCAGGAACTCCATCGCCGTCAACTATCTTTCAAATCTGGACTCAGATGAGAAGCATAGGCTCAGTGCTTGGGGATGAATATACGCCTTTTGAAATGCGCTATGGAATACAGGTAGCTTGTGGTCCAGTTAAAAAATGGATTCCTAGAACTGGCGCAAATCAAGAAATACGTTCTCGCATAGATAAAGTAACATATTTCATAAAGCGGGCAGATGTATTGGATCTTCCCAAGAGACATTATATTGATATCGATGTAGATTTATGCGAAGAGCATATGCAGTTATACAAAAAGATTGAGAAAGATTATATTGCAGCCGTCCAGGGGTTAGATCAGGATGGCCAACCCCTGGATGCCAAGGTGAAGGCCGAACATGAGATCGTCGCCCGGATGCGTCTGCTCCAAGTCACAAGTGGTTTCGTTACCGTTGAGAATGAAGATGGCGATAAACAAATATCTACTTTATTATGGAATGCTAAGCTAGATAAGCTTGATGAGATAGCTCAGAAGCATCTAGGTGCTTCTGAGGATAACCATATCATCATTTGGTGCAGATTTCGTTGGGAAGTAGACACTATTTACAACAAATACAAAGATACCGCTGTCTATTTATATGGAGGGCTATCCGAAGCAAAAAGAAGGACTTTACTCAATCGATGGTTGGATGATCCAACATGTAAGATCATGATAGCTATCCCAGCAGCAGCAAAGTTTGGCCATACATGGCTAAAAGCAAATGCATCAATTTATTTTACTGGCACAGATGATTACGAAGATTATTCACAATCTAGGGATCGTAATTATCGTCGCGGTCAAGATAGAGAAGTAACAGAATACAAACTAATTACAAATAAAACTATAGAAAGAAAAATTTGGTTAGCAATTACTACCAAACAAAGACTTGATACATTTCTTAAAAGTTGGGCACTAGAGCAAGCTCATGTAATTAATAATATCATGACATAATACAAAAGAAAAATATACCCTTGTGTATTGATAAATAACGTGCTACATTTGTTGTCCCTCGTCGGAGTCGCAGTTGTCAGAGAATCGGCAGTCACCGGAGTTCACGAATTTTCTTGAAAAAATAAAAGGTCAAATAGATATTGCTGAACTTTACACTGATCTTACTAAAGAAGCTTTCACTAATGTTGATGGTAGGAATAGAGCGCGAATAGCTTGGAGAAATGATAATAATCCAAGTCTATGCCTTTCTTCCGGAAAAAACTTACTAACAGACTTTACTGATCAGGATGAAAAGTCAGAAAAAGTTGGTAAAACATATAATGTATTTGATATACTTATAAAGTGCGGTGGTGCTATTAATTTCTGGCATGCGGTTCAGATAGCATCGAAAAAGGTTGAACTACAAACAGAATTTAAATCATTTCTAAAGTTAAAAAAAGAAGAATCTGGTTATGAAGGTTCGCCAGTTCTAGGCGAAAAGATTATCGAAGTTTGGAATTTGTGTAAACAGAATCTCTTAGATAAAGTAAGAGATGCGGGCAAAAGAACGATTGATCTTAAGCAATTTTTTGAAAAGAGAAACATTCCTTGGGACGAACAATTTATTGATGTTGTGAACATTGGTTTTCTTCCAACTTATGATGAAATATTTAATATATTAAAAGATAATGATATCTTACCAAAAGGTAAAGGTAAGGAATTGAATATCTTTAAAAAAGAATTTGGAGAGAAATCAATAGTATTCCCTTTGTATAATTTAAATGGTGCTCTTTGTGGATTGAGATTTCGTAACATAGAGCACAAGTCTTTTCTAGAGTGGATTCCAATGGACCACTCTTGTTTCTTTAATGCCAATAGATTTCAAAAGTTTCTAAAAAGCAAAAAACGTTTATTGCTGGTTGAAGGAGAGATGAATGTAATCGCTTATGCAATTGCGATATATAAGGAGCATAGTAATGCAGTAGCGGTGGATAATTATCTTGCACAGATATATTCAACAGGATCAAAAAGTAATTCTGCATTACCATTTCGCAATCGTATAAGAGAAGTGTTGTATATTCAAGATAATGATATTGGCGACATAGATAAATATACATTCCCGAAAGAACATCCTATCTTAAGAACATGCTTGAAAATTGACAAAGACATAGATGCTGATGATGTAAGAATGGTTAACTGGGATGAAGGTTTTCCAGTTAAAGGTGATCTAGAAGATTTTTTAAAAATAAATAATTATGATAGACACAAAATTGATGATATGAATAAAATGACTGTTGTTGATTATGCATTGAATTATATCAATTATTATTGTAACACATTTGATGACATAGACATTCAGAATGAATTAAGAGTAAAGTATATAGCAGAAATGACATCGTTGTTCAGCACATATGCAAGACGTGAAATGTTCAAGAAAAAAGCTCAGGAACGTTTCAATATTACGAACAAGCAATTGGAATTCGTGGGAAGTTCAATAGCAAAAGTTGGAGAATATTCAACCAATGATATGGGTCATATTATTAAACAGTGCGAGGATAAGAATGGAGAACCGTTTATAAAGACATGCACAAATTTCTACACACGAATACGAACATCATCTACACGTTATCCATTATTTTCCAAACCAAGGAAAGAATTCAAGATAGAAGTTGTAATTGACGGTATAGTAAGAGGAGTTTTTGATATATCTTCAGATGATTCAATAAATCCAAATCAATTTAAAATAGGCATAAGAAATGCAGTAACTCATACTGATTTGAAATATGAAGATGAGTCATTACGAGATAAGAAGTTTCAGGAGGTGATCATGGCATTGAATGATAGTATTCCAGCGAAAGAGGAGAGACATATATTTATGTCATTAGGAAGACCCGAACCAGATCCAGAAGAGAATATTTGTGCAGCGATTCTTAGGACAGAAATATATTGTGTGATGCCACAATATTCAGTTGTCAATGGATCGATAGAAGATAATACTGAAACTAACATTCATTTCGAACTTCCATTAGCAAAAGATAAAATGATGTTCGAGTTCTCCAAGTTGAATGAATCAGAATTCAAAAAGGCGGGCGATCTCTTCTGGAATGATTTGAGACACATCCATGACCAGAATGTGATGGACACCCTCATCGGACAGGTCTTCGACTCCTGTACGCGAGAATTGCAGGCCTACGGGCTAGTTCAGGCTGACCATGGGTTCCCGATTTACCTGGCTGGGGAGAGCGGTAGTTACAAGACCACGGCGGCACTCGGGGCGATGTCATTGGTGGGGAAGTTCAAGACTCAGAACGACGTTTTGAATTGGCACGCTACAGGGCTGGCAATTGAAAATCAGTTGTTGCCGGTGGGAACGCTCACGCACGTCATTGATGATATGAAGATTGAAGAAATCCAAAGTAAAGATTTCATTAGTTTCTTTCATTCCATTTATGGCGGAAGCACAAAATCAAGAATGAATAGCACGGGTATGGAAATGAAAGGAGGCAAGCAACTCAGATGTTCTGCGATTATTACGGCTGAAACTGGGGATGTAAATATTCCAGAATCTATTGCTGCGAGAATGTTAATGCTGAGAATCAAAAAATGTAACCCAGATATTGGACTTCAAAGAAAAGAACATTTGCAGAAACTGTATGATGAGATGCATAACGATAAAACTTATAACATTGAGTTGATGTGTGGATTCATGCCGCGAATAGTAGAATGGGCACAGCGACGCGGCTCTGGTCCCTACAGAGAATGTGTAGTGAAATGGAAACGCTACTTCGAAAAAATAGTGGCAGATCGCAAGAATAATATTGAGCGTCCAACAGATATGGCTACTAGAGTTGTTGCAGCTTTTGATACAATTTGTGAATTTATGAAGGCAAACAAACTTATAGAATCATCTATCATCGATAAACGTTTCCAAGAATTTATTGATTTCTGGAGCCATGAGATTAACAAGCAGGTAAATCGTATTGAAGGTCAATCATCGGTTTTCAAAACCATAGGCTTATTATGGCAAGCGTTGAAAAGTAATGAGCTTCAAGTAAGAGAATTTAAAAATGGTAGGTGGGCAGAACAAGTAAGTAGATATAATCAACAGCACTATTTGTATGATATAACATATCCAAATGACAAAGGGAGAAAGATTTTAATTGTTGGATCAAATGGTTTGATCAAAGTTCTAAATAGTTTAATTGCTAAAAACTCTCCTCCACTTCTATTGGGTAAATTTATTGGAGATCTAAAAGAGCATGGAGTAATAGAAGAAGAATTGTATCCACTTCCAACTTCAACAGGAGATATCAAATGGGGTGAAGGGACTGTAGGTTATCAGGCAATCGATTATGACAAGATGATCAAACTCGTGGAAAGGATTCACATCAATGATCAAAATAGCTGATATCACAAACTTCTGTGGAATCGAATATCTACAGCTTGAATTCAAAAAATTCAATGTATTCGATGGTCTAAGTATGCAAGGGAAATCAACAATCTTGCAGGCAATTAAATGGGCGATTTTCGGTAGCAATGATGATTCGTTAGTTCGCACAGGCGCGGATGAATGTGAGGTCATTGTCCATACTGATGACGGCACAAAAATTGAACGAAGACTTGCAATTGGTGGAACATCCAAACTATATGTATATGATGAGAAGGGACACAGTATTCCGAAGCCTCAGGAACATTTGAAACAAATATTTAATCTAATGGCATTTGATCCAACTAGTATGTTGAGCATGGATGATAAAGCGATTGGGGTGCTTGTATCTAAAGCGATCAGCCAACGCCTAGAACTCGGAGAAGAAGAGCTGAAGAAATATTATATTTCTCACTTGAAACTCGGAGATGATCCAGTTTTAATGATTAAGAGTTATTATGATACTTTATTCAAGGAAAGAACTGAAGTTAATAAAGGCGTAAAGGAAGGAGAGGTAAAGACGAGGAGTATCAAACCGGTAGATGAGACAGTTCTAGCGGAGATTAAGACTCAACTGGCTACAGCCGAGTCTGAATTGCAAACTATCAATCTTCATAATGCCAAGGTTATGGCAAATCAGAAACATAAAGAAATTAAAATGAAGAATGATGAGGAGGTGAAAAGGTTGGAGCATCAGCTCTCACTTATTCCAGCTTACGAAAGTAAGCTGGAAGAAGTGAGTATGAAGCTTAAGGAACTTACTGAAGAATTGAGCAAAGAAGAACAAGTCTTTAATGATTCCAAAACAAACAAAAGAAACATCGAACAAGTATTAAATAAACTAGAGGGTGATAATATCTCTTGTCCGCTTGACGCCAGTATAAAATGCACAACCAATATCAAAGCTCACGCCGAGAAGCTCAAAGAGTTTGTTACTAACCGCGAAAGTGAAATTGAATTTTCATTCAAGAAGATTCAGTCTTTAAAAGAAAAGATTGAAGAACTCAAGAAGATTCTGGAAACAGATGCACAAAGAAAGAGTTTGTCTGTAAGCCACGAACGAGCATTGTCTATCTCAAAAGAATTAAAGTTATTCGAAGGAGAGATTATTGATACTAAAGATAAACAAGAATTCGTAAATAAGAGAAAAGAAGAAATCGGTGAAATGGAGGCGACTGTAAGATATAATAAAATGATGGAAAATGAAGTTTCGACTTTAAAGAAGAAGGTTGATAGGCAAGCTGAATTGAATAAAATCTTAGAAGCGCTTAATGAACTTATCAATATTGAGATTCCAAGCAAATTGAAATTGAATGTAACTGGTATGACTCTTGAGAATGGCCAGCTCCGATTCCGGGGGCTCCCGCTCTCCAGGCAAGGTGACAGCTACAAGTTGCGACTCTGCACAGCGCTGCTGAAAGACCTATATCCTGCGGCAAACATCTTTATGCTGGATCGAAGTGAATGTATTGATTCTGCTGAGTTTAAGAAGTATGCGGAGAAGTGTGCATCCGGGCCAGGGGATACCCAGTACTTCGCGGCCTATGTAGGGTCGATCCGAAGCGAACATCCAGGGGTCAAGGTAACGACGATGGAAGGATTTAAGGTGAAAGTATGATCGAAGGAATTTGCAAACGTGAATCACTGCATTACAAATGCCCGAATTGTGGCGAGTTCAGTTCTTCCATGACTCACATTGAAGTTAGAGGAACTTTTGGGCCTTGGTATTGTTCGGATTGTGGATATGGATATCACGGAAAACGGATATCTGAAAATGAAGTGGATTTGAAAACCGCAGAGAGAAAAATAGACACATTAGTGCTTCTACGTATTAAGGATACGTCAATATTTGCTGTTGTTAAAGGAGTGAAATTTACCGAAGATCTTAGTCGTGATGAATATTTTTACAATGAACATCTTGCCCATCCAATAATGGAGGTTGAGTGTTTTATCCAAGGAAACGATGATGATCCACATGGTTTATTTCAATGGGTTGAAACTATTATTAAGCCAGAAGATTACGAGGAAGAAATACATTCTAGAAGTAAATTAGAATATTTTAAGACTTTATTTCAATCATTACGGAGCGAATCATGATAACAGGTGAATTCATAACTATAGATACTGGCATGTCTACTACCGTTACTGGTATAGATTACTTTAGTAGAGCTTTACCAATGGTTCAGATTCTACCGAATCAATCAGAAGTAACTTCTACGCCAGTTGTAGAAGGTGAGAAGATAACATTAGAGTTCTATTTCAATCATGTCAAAGGCAATTTTAGTAGATTAGAGTTAGCAACTTTATCTAAAAGATTCCAGAACTTGCGATTTCATTTGGAGGGCACGGTAGAAGAACAAGTGGCACTGAAACAGGAGCTAGAGAGATTGGCTGCGATTGTGTATCTTCAGCAGCAACTCCTGGCAAAAGGCTTCGATCTGTTTGTGACCAGAAATGTTATCAACGAGTTCATGTATAAAGTTGAAATCAGATCTCCACAACTCATGGAGCTGGAAAAGTTTCCAAGAATATTGCCAGATGAAGCGATTAAACGGTTAAAGGAAGCTAAAGAAACCAAGTTATTCGACAAATATTGGGTATTGACTTGGAATCCTCACGCTGAACAACTAAAGACTATGGAAGAAAAGATAACATCCAAAGATCCAATTCTATTTGGACAAGTATCTTTTGATCCAGACAAGTTCTATCACATAGCGGACTGGGAGGACGAACACTGTGATTTGACTCTTGATAAATTCATTGAAGTAGCTCAAATAAATGAAACTCCGAGTGAAGTGAATGCCGAGGATTTATTAGCTCTAGCTAAAGCAAGGGTGAATAAGATACAATCTACAAATGTTAACAATTACAAATTCAGAGCTATAGTGGAAAGATTGTCAAATGAAAAACTTACGGTTAAGAAAACTCTTGAATTAATAAAAACCTTAATATCTATTCACAGAAAGAAGAGGTAATCCATGACTCATGTTGAATACGGACAATGTATTCCGTCACATCAAATCCAGCATTCAAGTCAAGAAGAGTTTCAAAGATTTCTTGATCACGTAAGAAGTGATGCTATTGCTGAAGCGACGCATAGAACAAAGAAGGAATTGGAAGAACACATCGATAGAATTATTCAAGATATTCAAAGGGGTGGATATGGAATGACATGGAAAGTTCCTATTTGGATAAATACAACGATCTCTGTGGGAGATTCATATGCGCGAGCAGCAGGAACTACTTATGTGGAATTTGATGAGCGACAACTCATGGCGGTCAAACGGTTAATTGGCATATAGGAGATGATATGGATATGGAAAAAACCGGCAATTCTGAATATGTCGTCTATCGGGTGCCTTCGCCTGATGGCATCCTCATGCGGCACCCTGGAGGAATCATTACCGCCTATGACGGTCGCTTCGGGGAATTACCTGAAGGTCAGGAGCAAATGGTGATCCCGGTATGACCAGGCGTCCGCTCCGGCAGAATGTTCCAGTGGCTTCTTCGGAAGAGAAGCTACTGGAAATAGGTGTTCCAAGACATGTCATCAAAGAATATGGAGAATATGAAAAACAAAATTTACTTCATCGTCTCAGAATAGATCCTTGGAGTTGTTACGATAAAGATAAAGGTCTTACGATAAAAATTTGTGATACCATTAGTAATAATCTCAATATTCACAATAATGTTATGAGATGTAAAGGTTATCTTCGATATGTTTTGGAATGTATCGCAGAAAACGGACATTGTTACGGGAGATCGAAACAAGTCCTAGATAAGCTTTCCGATGAAGCATATTTCAGTAATGACGTTGTGCGTCAAGCTACAGATGAGTTGCTGGATGATAAGTTGATGTTTGTTAGTCCAAAGAATAACTATTTTCTATATAAATATTTTTATGCAGAGAAAAACTTTGCAAATATGCTCATCAAGAAATGGAGAAGTAACGGAAATGAAACAGGGTTTATTTGCGAATACACAGAAAAGCTTGAGATGCTTAATGAAACGCAACGTGCAGTGGTAGATGCTATAGAAAACAACTATCTCATCATACTTACTGGTTTGCCGGGAACGGGTAAGACAACTACGATTAGCGCAATTGTAGAATGTTATGGAGAAGATAATGTAGTATTATTAGCTCCAACAGGTAAGGCTGCGTCTAGAATTTCAGAACTTTGTGGAATGAAAGCGTCAACTTTACACTCTTACTTCTTTAATCCAAATGAAAAGATAAATTACATAAAAGAAAAGATAGTGATTATAGACGAATTATCTATGCTCGATGTTGAAATAGCAGGATGGATCGCAGAAGGTATAGGAGAAGACTGCGTTCTGATTTTGGTAGGAGATCCAAATCAATTACCCAGCGTTGGCCCAGGTCAAGTGTTACAAGATATACTTGATTCAAACGCCAGAGAGAGGTATCATCTGACTCGTATCATGCGACAGCAACCCGGCTCCATCATCCAATCGGCTCATGCAATCCACGCGGGAAAGGATCTCGTTGCGGGTTCGGATAAGGAAGTCTCAATCTACTGTCCTGATAAATGGGATTTGAATGAGATAACTTATCATATTTGTGAAGATCCAGAATGGAGGGACGCACAATTCCTATCTGTTTTAAAGGACATGGGCTCACGCATTATTAATCCGGCAGCACAAAGGATATTCAGAACTATTCGTCCTGGGAATATATTTGCAATGAAAGATAAAGTGATACATATAAAAAATAATAAAGATTTGGGTGTATATAACGGAGAAATGGGAGAAGTGGGATATATGAATGATCAATATCTCGAAGTTGAATATAGAGATAAGATTATTAAATACCCCAAGTTTTTATGGTGGCAATTAGAATTGGCATATTGTGTTACGATCCATAAAGCACAAGGAAGTGAATTTGATAAAGTAGTATTGTTCATTAGCCCAAGTAGAATTACAACTAGGAATATAATTTATACTGGCATCACGAGAGCTAAGAGTAAAGTGTTGGTAATAGCTCCGTCAATGCGAGTAATAAGTGATGCCATTTCGAATATAGGATCAAAGCGTCAAACATCAATGTCATATTTAATTGCAAAGGGGGCAACTTGTGAAGATTGAAGATATCTTTGTTGTCAGCGATAAACCTAATGGAGCTAATTCTAGAGAATCGCTAGAAAAACTTTTGCATGAATTTAGTTGGGAAATGGAACCGGAGTGTGAAGAATGACTTTAGAAATGTCTCGTTATGCGGTGCAGGCAAGACTTGCAATTGGCGAAAAACACAAAGAGAAAGGGTATCCAGTAAAATTAGACCATTTCATTATTACGATGCCATTTGACAAAGCTAATGGATTTGCTCCGAGACATCCAGCTCTTTCTCAATATCTGAAAGAGATATATAAAACTGATAGACCAAAAATTATAGATATCGTTTTGATTGACGATCATCCAGACGAAGTATTTTATACCAATTATATGAACTATCGAGGTTCCACGTGTTGCTGCAAGGGAGATGGGACAACAGCGATTCGTGTTGGATCTGATGGTAACAAATTTGAAACTGTTTGTGATTATGATAAATGTGAATTCAAATTTAATACTACCAACAAAGGAGTGATTAATACTTGTAAGCCTACAGGTATATTATCTTTTGTATTGGTAGATGCTCCGCTATCTGGTGGTATTATTAAATTCTCGACCCATTCAAGAATGACAATTGAAGCGCTGAATGGATTTTTCAGAGAGATTTATCATTTCAGGAAAACTTTGAAACTTATGAAAGTAAGATTACGACTTAAAACTGTAAGTGTTAATGTTAATGGTAAACCTACGAATGTTTATATCGTTGAAGGTGAAGTGCCATTCAGTTTAAAAGAAATTATGATGGGTGCCGGAACTGCCGTTGGAACTATTGATGACGTGAGGCCGAAAAACTTCTTGGACATGAAGCCAGTTCCACCAAATAAAGAAAAGATGAAAGCATTGGATGAGATGGCGCAAAAGGAAGGATATGACGGATCTGACGCGCCAGAAACTGTGCTAACAGCAGAAGTGCTGGCAGCAGATAAATCAGGTAGTGATGACGATATAAACTTCTAAAAACATAACCTACAGAACTGGGGCTGCCATGGTTATCATTGGAGTTAACGACATCCATCTGCGATGTTGTGGAAAGTATTTCCAAGAATGTAGAATAATCTTTCGGTGTAATGCCCCTACTGAATCTGTTGGTAAGGTTCGCTTGTCGAACCTTATCAATATCAGAGTGGCTAAATGTAAATGTGAAACAATATGTTATTGCGACGGATTGATTAGACCCGTCAAGTCAAAAGTAATCCCTCCAAAAGTTGTTGTAGTAAAGGAGGTTAAAAAGATAGAACCAGAAGATACCGATTTAGAATTTATTGAATTAGAAGATGTTGAATTAGAAGATCTATTCGATGGTCTAGATTATGTTGAAATCGAAGATGAAAGAGATAGGATAGAAGTAACTTATCAGAAAGAAAAACTTATTTGGATAAAAACATTTAATAAAAATGAAAGGTTAGCAGAAGCTATTGATCTTGAATATGATTGCGATGAAGTTTATTTAAGCGAAAGATTATCTCAAGAATATCCTAAATTCTTTCTAGTAGATCATACAACAATTTTCTATAAAGCGAGCTGTCCATCCAAAGAAGCAATGAGTTATGAAAGAAGTATCATGGCAAAGATAGGTAATAATAAAGCTAAATATGGGACATATACTAGAATCGCATTATTGGAAACACATAATAAAATACATCGAAATTATGAAGAGATAGTTGTCATTTTCAACTATTTAAGTAAATTCGATATCTTCGCAACACTTCCAGTTTTACGGGAGCAATCTAATGTCAGTGAATAGTAATAGTGAAGTAAAGAGCATGAGATTTTCCGCAATTAATGCAAGACAACAATGTCCACTTTGGGCATGGCTAGTTTATCGCCAGAAGATTTCTGGATATAAGAATCCTTATGCAAAACTTGGAATAGCGATTCATGATTTGTTGGCTGAGTATGCAGAACACTGTGTCAACAATAGTTTATCTACAGATCATGATTTTCTAGATAAAAAGAAATATAATCACTTTGTTAACATTGAGCAAGATCAATTTGATGATGCTAATCAAATGGTAGAGTCAATCAAGAATCATTATAATTGGGAATGTCATTTTAATCATAGCGTTTTGGAAATAGAAAAAAGATATATGCTAGATAAGAATTTCAATCCAACTGAAAATGAAGATGAAGCTTATATTTCGGGTGGTATTGATTTTCTGTATATTGATGCCGATGAAGCAGTGGTAATGGATTATAAAACCGTAAGATCTATCTATACAAAGAGTTTCATGAAGGACTCTTTGCAAAGAAAGATTTATTCATTATTGGCTCTCAAACATTATTCTCAGATTGAACAGGTATCCTTCGTATTTGATTTCGTAAGGTATGGATATGAGTCTACCCCCATAACCATGGGGCGAGAGGAGATTGAGGGCGTAGAGACACTGTTGCGGGCCGAGATTGAGGCGACCCAGGAGGTTCTTGCGCAGCAAGAATCTCCTGTTCCTTCTCCCGGAGCACACTGCATCCTCTGCGAGGGCCGAGCCTCTTGCCCAGCTTATCGCCAGGCCTTCGATCTCCGGCAACAGATCACTACCCCAGATGAAGCCGCCAAGCTCTATCGGCAGTGGAGGCTCGGCAAAGTGCGTATGGACGCCAGCGAGGAGCTTTTGAAGTTCTGGATTAACACCCACGGCCCCATTCAAGTTAACGGTGAAGAGTATGGATTACATCCGGAGAATACTACAAAGTATAATGACACAAAGAAGATGATTGATATATTGACTACTGCTGGTGTTCCAATGGGAGCAATCCATGATGCACTATCTATCACCAGCACTAATGTAAAAAACATTATCAAAAGATTTAAACTTAGTAAGGAAGTTCAAAAATCTATTGAGGCAATAGCAATAGTTACTACATCTACAAAATATAAAGCTAAAAAGATTAAAGGAGTAGAAGATGAAGATAATTTCGATGAAGATGAAGAGCTAGAAACAAGGTATCTCTGATACCTAATTAAAGGAGGTGATATGCTTGTTGAAAATCTATGTGAAGACTTGAAGACAATTAAAGAGTTTGCTCGTGAAAGGTCACCTTATGATCAAGCAAAAAATGTAAGAATTACCGGTAATGAA